AATACATCTCCTTCAGTACCAAGTTTGATTATCTTCTCTCCATCAGGTATTACATAGATAGCCTTATTATCTAAAGCCCACTCTTTACCTTCTGCTGCATTTTCATCATAAGCATTTGGTAAACTAAGTACTTTATATCCACCTCTAAATGTTTGTATAAAACCATATTTTCTTTTTTCTTCTTTTTCTAAATCAGTTTGAACACCTTCTAAATTACTTAATGCAAGTGGAGTACCATATATAATAGGCTTTTTACCAGTAGCCCCTTCTACCTTAGCTATCAATTCCAATAATACTTTGTCTGAATTACCTGTGGCTTGAAACTTAGCATTTATTGTTGAATATGCACCTTCAAATGTTTTTGCTATTCTTCTAGCAATATCATAATGATATGAATCTGATACCCTATTCACAAATACAACCCAATTTATTCTTCCTGTTATAAATCTCTCTGCTTCTTCATATATAGCAACAGATAATTTAAATGCTGTTGTAGGAACTTTTTTGTTAAGTAATCTTTGTCTTCTTGTACTATTAACACCATCTGCTATATTTGCAACTTTAAATAAATTAGTATTTTCAACAGTAAATTCTTTTTTATCTCCTAAATCAAAGTTCTCAAAATCACAAAATGGACTAAATACTTCCTCATTTAATCTATTAATATCATCAGATATTAATTCTGATATTAAATTATAAAATCCCCATTTATTTTCTTGAAATTTATAATAATTATATTTTTCTCCTCCCATCATTTCTTTTAATTTATTCTTTATTGCACTTTCAGCATCTCTATATGTTATTGTGTTTCCATCTCTATCTGTATATTCTCTAAATGTATCTGTATATAGCTCATGAGCTATTCTCTTTAAAGTTTTTGCTGTTGCCATTAATTTACACACTTCCTTTTCTATTTTTTTTGCATAAAAAAATAACAGTTATAGACTGTTATCTCCTGTTTGTTAATTTTATTTGATTTTATAAAACTTTTATTGTAACCGAATCTTGACCTTCATAGTTCCATAATTCTAATACTTCTGCTACTGGAGTTTTAGCATCTGCTGTAGGCAATTTTTCAAACTGAAACGAATCAGATTTTAATTGTAACTTGTCTTTTACTGCAATACTTTTATCTGCTATATGTAATAGAGATATAGTTACCTCATCTCCTTTTTTTAGTCGTCTACATCTACATATCTGACCAGGAGAAACTTCATAATCTCTTTCATCTAATCTTTCATCATACATAGTTGCTGGGTCATCAACTATACCCCAATCTAATGTGTCATTTGTAACTTTATATATTTTATGGGTATCCCTACCATACTCCGTGTCTTCAAGTTCTCCAATATTTATTACAGCACCATTTTCTAAATTTATTGGATTGGTATCCTCTGATGGAACAACATATTTACCTGTTAAAACATCAGGATTTTTTACTTTATCTGTTTGTATTATTGCTTTATCTTTCTTCATGTAAATTCCTCCTATTATTCTTTATCTGAATATTTTTTTATAAAAGATATTTCTTCTGGTTCACTAAAACTATCATTATTATTACTTATAGGTATTTTTATCGTATTATTTTTATCATCATTTATACTAAAATTTTCCTTTTCACTTTGTTTATTGCTAAGAGTTTTTAATGCAAATATGTAGCCCAATTCTTTCTTGTATTCATCTAATGTGATTTCCTTATTATAAGCTTTTATTTTTATATCTTTAATTTCATCTTCTGCTAATTCAAATTTTTGAGCTACATCATCAACTTTAGATTTAAATAACTCAAATTCTTTTTCTTCTTTGAATGCCTGTAATGGCTCTAAACTGGCTTTTAAATTAGATATTTCTTTTTGTTTTTCAGTAAATTTCTCTATTATTTCTTTTTTTAATTTTTCTTGTCTACTAAAAACCTGTACTATTTCTCCTTCTTGTTTTTCCCTCCAAGTTTGTATATATGATTTTTTATTTTCATAATCCAAAATGACAGCATCTTCATTAACTATATATGGAATGCCATAATAATACCCCCAGTTAATTTCATCTTCAACTATAGCAATATTCTCTTCTGGTATTAAATCATTATAATAAAAAGCTTGTACTTCAACTTTTTCACCATACCAATTCTCAGTTTCGACTTTGTATTCTTTTAACTTATTTCTTATTTCAGTACTAAGATTACTCACTGCTAAAGCATATCCTTCAGAATTTTTATTAAGTTTTTGATTCTTATTTGGCAAATTCTTTTCCCCCTCTCCATGTTCTAATGCATAAATTTCTGAGCATATTTTTGATATTTCTTCTTTATAATTAATTTTTCTTGAAAATTTAGTTAAACAACAATTTGAACCCATAGCTCCCTTTACATCAGAACCAAGACATGTAATTCCATGATATACATAGTCTTTTATATTATAAAATCCATCTGAATCATCTAATTGATAATCATTTATATCTATTTCCATTGAAATTTCTATTTCATCAGAATCCATAATTATATCGTAAGCATGATTGCTATATGATTTATATATATATCCTTTACATTTAACATACTTCTGCCCATCAATTTCAACCTTTTCATATTTATTTGTCTCTGGTATAACGCCAATTATTCGTTCTTCATAATATTCTTCTAATATAAACCCTTCATCTGTTTGAACTACTTGTGTTAAAACATTATGACCATCAAAGTCATATTTTCCATCTTCATTTATTTTTACATATCCTAGAATTGGAACATTTTTTAATGTTGGTTCAGCTTTATCAATAGCTTCTTCATAAAATTTAGTTCCATTTGGATTTGTACCTTCATGCATAACATAGATATACACTGGCAAAAGATTACTATTTAGTTCTTCCAATTTTTTTTTATCTGAATAATGTTTTAAATTACAAGGTAATTTTAATATTTTTATTTTTTTCACCTCCTTTTAAAAACGTATTTTGCTAGTAAATATAAATCTTTTCATTTCTTCATTACTGAAATTATTTATTAATTTTGATTTATTTTCAAAAACATATAAAGTCTTATTATTCAACTTGTTTTCACATATAAAACGATATCCTTTTTCCATTAATAATTTCTTATCATCTTCAGAAAAAGCATATATAAACTTACTCATAATTAATCATTCTCCCCATTTCCTTTTGCTTGAGTAGAATTACCATTATCTATCCCTATATCAGATTTATCTGGTCTACCACTGCTTTGAGTATGAGATGTTTGTTGAGGTATTAAAAACTCATCAAATCCCATTAATTTTTCTGCTTGTAAAGTGTTTATAGCTTGAAGTGGAGTAAATCCAGTACTTGCAATAAACAAACTTTTACTCCCTCCGTATCCCATATCTTCTCGATACTGTTTGGATAAATTCATTTTATTAAAGTGAGTAGTCCCAATAAACTTCATATTAAATAAATTTGCCTTCTTGTCTTTATTTAGTTCAAAGTTAACCCAATTTTCTATCATTTGTTGAATCCTCATAGGAATTAAGCTATCTGCAATAATACCATTTAAGATAGATTCATTATTTATCTTGTCAGAGTTAAGTAAGGCTGTATTTATTCCAGCGTTATCAAATATAAACTCTTTTGCTTCTTTTACATAATCATTTATTTTAGATTTTCCATCTGAAAGAGTATGTGTTTCCAATTCTAAAGGATTTGTAGTTATTGCTGTTCCTTTTGGTAGATTTGCTTTTGTTGAATTGTGATATATGGGAATTAAATTAAGGTCTACTAGTGGTTCATCATTTTTGCCAAATGGTATCTTTTGATGTATTAATTTAATACTTTCTATTACTGCATTTGTGCTTTTTAAATCTTTCATATCTTCAAGCTCCATTAAATCGTCAAATATAAAGCAAAAAAATGGAACTCCTTTCACTGAATCTAAATCATAATTAAATGCTACTGCTTTATCACTTAATTGATAATATGTATTATCAATTAATTCTTCTCGTGTAAGTAAATTAGATTTATATTTTTTATATATGTTTTTAATTTCTTCTGGAAAGGATATTATGTTTTTGTCAGTAAGTTTTTTTATATTTATAGCGTATCTCATTACATTATTTTCTATCATTGTTATCATACAAAATTTTGCTGGTATCTGTTGTAAAACCATCCCTGAATTATCTTCTATCTTATATAAATAAACCTCTCCTAATTCCAATACTTTTTCGGTTATCCAAGCTGATGTAAATTTTATATTATATTTTTCTAATTGACTCGCCGAATTCATATATGCTTTTGTTATTTTTTCTTTTGTTTTTAATCTACTTATGTCTTTTGGGTATAAGATATGGTCAAAAGTATTCATATTAGCTATTAAATTTAAAACTCTTCTATATGTACCAGATGTAGCTTTTAATATCATACTTGCATCCTGAAGTATATCTGTATTTGAAATTTGATATGGATTGGAGAGAGCTTTTCTTAATTTGTCTCTGCTTATACTTCTTAACTTATACATTTCTGTTGCTAATGTTGTGGATTCTTTTACTGAGGCATATTTTCCAATTTGAGCATTTAGCATATTGATTTGATTTTGTGTAGAATTGTTGTCTTTAGACTTGCTTTTATTATTATTTTTTTTGCCCACTTATTCACCTCATCTCTTACCAATAAATCATAACAGTTTTTTGATTATTTCTATTTTTTCTTTTCTCTTTTTCTTCCAGATAATCTGCTAAGAAATTCGTATAAGCCAAACTAGAATATCTATCTTTTCTTGCTCCACTTTTTTCCTTTATTTTAATTTTTCCTCCATCAGCACTATATTCTAAATTTATTAACTCATTCACTAAAGCCGTTGTTTGAAGATAAGGGGCAATATATTTTGCTTCTAATTCTGCCTTTTTATCTATTTCATCTGCCTTTATCATTTCTTTTTCTAATATCATTTCTTTTGCTTCAATATCACTTATAGGAAGTTCTAAGGTTCTATTTGTAAGGACATCTCTTAAAGACATAGCCATTTTATGATTTTCATCAGCGTAAGCTTTCATGGAATATACAACAGGAAGTGATTTTTTTGCTAGTGACTTGTCAACAGTATTATCTTCATTAAAACATGTGTAAGCATCATACCATTCATCTCTATCTGAATCATAATTTGCTTTCTGTATATAGCTCCATACAGTTGTTCCTATACCTTGTGTATCTAATATCATATAATCTGCCTGAAAATCTGAAAATAATTGTTTTAATCTTATTGCTTGTTTTTCAGCTTCCATACCATTATAAGCTTCTATATGAACAACACATCTTTTATATGTGCCTTCATTTGGAAGCATCCTCATCAAAGTATAAATAGAATTATCATTCTTAACTCCTCTGGCCAAAGCTATATCTGCACCAATAATCCGTATTTCTCCTTTTATCTTATTAAGATGATATTTCTTATCTCTTTTTTTCTTATTTTCAAGATACTCTATATCACTAGGAGGATAAAACATACTTTCTAATACCCTACATGGATTCACCCAAGATGACTTGAAGAAAGCATCATCTGATTCATTATAAAACACTCCACAATACTCCATCATGAAAGAAGCATCACTCATACTCTCTTTTTTCATTTCTTTAAGTATTCTTTTTTTAGTTAATAGTCCATGTTCTAAAGAGCAAGTGAATGGAATACTACATGCAAACATATCTTCACCACTAAGCATACCTTTTACTGTTTCCATAAACTTTTTATAACTCCAATGCTGAGAATACCAGCCTGAACTAAGATAAATTTCTTTATTCTCTTCTTGCATATATCTATATTTAGGATTCTGTAAATATCCTGGTTGTCTTGGGTTTGTTAAAAATGGAACTAAAACATCATTCACAGTTCCTTCATCCACCATTCTATATTCATCAACAATAAGAACATTAGCTCTGTAACCTCTTGCATCATCATTAGATACAACAGCTTCTATTCTACTTCCATTCCAAAAATCTATAGATACTTCTTGTGCATTTACTTGGAAACTTTTAATTTCTCTTTTCAGAGTATCTGATTTTAAATATAAATCACCTAAAATTTTACTTGTAATAAGTAGTTTTGCTTGTTTCTTTCTTTTTGCTGCTATTAAAACACAAGTACCTGGTTTTAATACAGCTATAACACAACAAAACACTCCTAGAAGCCATGATTTTCCCAGTCCACGAGAAGCAATAAATACAAATTGGTCAGACTTCATCATCATATAAATTAATATCTGTTGAAATAAATGTAGATTAAATCCAAAGTAATCCATACAGAATCTATGTGGATTTGCGAGATAAAAAGCGCCCCAATACTCTCCTATACTCTCTAGTAGATTTCGGGATGAATCATTAGATGACAGCTCTCTTTTTTCATATTTAGTCCTCATTTTTATTACCTTCTAAAATGTCTCTTACATCATCTTTAAATTTAATATCTTTATCGCCATCATTTATCGAATACTTACCTGTAGCCAAACCTAATGCAACAGCAAGTGGTTTTTTCATATGTTTATTTACATAAGCTTCAAATCCATCTACATCTTCATATTCCTTTAACCTATCATTTACAGGTTTATTTTTTTCATATATCATCATTTTCATTCCAAATGTATCATCTTGCGAATCTCCAGCTTTCTTTTTCTGACTAGGCTTTATTTCAGCATCTTGCATTTTACTTGATACTAATTTAGATAAATCATTAAAAGCTTTCATATCTCCCTTTTCTCTTGATTTATCTTTTTCTAATTCAATAATGCAAATCTCTTCAAACAATTTTCTTTCAGTTAATGATTCTGGTTCATAATATTCTTTATATTCCTTATATTTTCTTTCTAAGATTTTATACTCATAATCATCAAAACCTCTTCCCCATTTTAATTTAATTTCATCATTTATGACTATATTTTTATCATTATTATCTCCTGTATATATTTCTTTCAATAAATTATCTAAAGATGTCTTTCCCTTATATTTTGAGTTTCTATTAATAATTTTCATATATTCATCTATTAATTCATCTTTATTTTTTTTATCTGCAAGTTCTTTAGCTAATTTTTCATCAAAATAAACATCAAAGTTGAAACATATATGTTTTAGTGCCTTTACAAGTTCTCCATTGTAACACCCATTTAATAGTAAAAACCTAGCTCTAAAACATTCTTTGCATACTGGAAGTCTTTTATTTAAAGTAAATATTTCACTATGACTTTTCCAAAAATATCTATCTGTATATTTTTCTTCACCACAATTCAAACACTTTGTTTTACTAATTGCCATTCATAACATCACCACCATTAAAAAAGACCACTAGAGATTTAGTTCTCTAGTGGTTAATAGGGAGATTCAACCCAATTAAGAGCTGAATTAAATTTACAATATAAACTTAACTCAGCTCTTAATAAATAACTTATAACTTACCTAAATTTATATTGTAAGTACATATTCTCCCACTTTCATTAAATATCATTAATTTTTGCATTGCGTATGAACTTAATCTTAGATTCTTAGCATAAGAATCCGTTCCGGAGAAACTTCCATTTACACATATTTCACTTTCTCCATAATTATCTTCCTTACAATTGTGTAGATGAGCCATAAAGATATAATCAGGAATTAATTTTATAAGAGAGGTCAATTTAGGAATTGCTGTAGACATTTTATCTTTATCTCCATGTACTGCGAAACATGTATTTCCACATATTTTAGCTACTATTATGTCATTATCATATATATTTTCTTGGAATATTACATTGCCTAAACTTTTAATTCTTAGCTTTATATATTCATCTATTAATAGTGTAAAATTATCTTTATCTAAATTTTCATCTTTTTTAGGAAGAACTCTATCATGATTTCCCCCAACTGAATAAACAGTAATTTTATCAATTTCTTTAGATAATTCATATATAAATTCACTAAGTATTTCAGATACTTCTATAATTTGTTCAACTATATTTTCTCTATTTTCTAATCTTATAGAATTATGTATGTGCCCAGAAATTAAATCTCCAAGTAGCATTACATGCAGTTTCTTAATCTTATGCAACTTACTATATTCAATAATTTTATCTTTTAAATATTGTATTCTTATCTTGAATATTTCTGAATTATATCTATTAAATGCATTAATAGTCTCTAATCCATAATGTATGTCTGAGATTAGCATAATAGCCTCTTGATTTGAAGATTCATAGCATTTGTAACTAGAATCACTTAGAAACGGCTTATGAAGTGATATATCATCTATTTTATTATTAAATAAATCAATTATATTATCCATTCTTGAATATTCTCTTATTTTCTTATTTACTAATGACCTTTCATCAGATAGTTGTACTTTTATCTTTTTTAACTCTAATATTTTCTCATTTATTTTATCAATCTCTTCTTGAGTAGAATTATTCTGTATCTTAGAATTAAGATAATCAAAAGCCTCTTTCAACCCATAAGAAACCTTCCTACAATGGTCTGGAGAACATTCTAATCCTAATAGTTCAACTATCTCTCCCCAATCCAAATCTATCTCTTTATTAACCTTTGCAAGTCGTATTCTAATCCTATAGTCAACTAGTGACTCATCTTCTTTTTTCTTCAATATGTCTTCCATATTCAATATCTCCCTATTTATCACATAAATATCATTATCAATGTATTAAGTAAAAAATAAATAGTCCAATATTGATTTATTGGGCTATTATTTCACTTAATCTTATCGTTATGTTTAAATCTGTATCACCAGTATACTTATCCAAAACATCACTAAGTAATACTTCATGGTCTCCATCTTTCAAATGTTCTATAATTTTATATGTATTATTTTCTTGTTTTATTATTTCACATTTTTCTAATACTGTTCCTTTATTATTTTTCATGTACTCTCACCTTTTTTATAATTTTATTAACTCTACTGGGAATATATTTATTTGCAAATTAGGCAGCCTTGTAGCTAACAATAGCTAATATAAGTTAACGCATTTAGCATTTATCAAGGATTTTCTATAACTTTTTTATTTTATTTTTACTATTTTAATAATTTAATCTTTTATCCTTGAGATTTTATATTTGAATTTTTAACTTTAAGCTTTATATCTATTGTTCTCTTTTATACAGTACAATCGTTTCGTTTGTATGTACCCATCACTTTTATATAAGCAGTTTGATTTTTAACCCAAAATCAAATGGGAACTTATAATTTATGTTATTCACCTAACCTGCAAATTAAAAAATAGTCCAATTAAGGACTATTTTAAATCTACATCTATAATTGTAAGTGCATTTGATGTACTTAATGCGAAATCAACTTCTTTTTCAAATTCTTCTATTTCATCCCTTAACTTTTCTATTTTCTCTCTTACTTTTAAAGGGTCTACTAAAGACCATTCCTGTTGTTTTTTATAAAATGAAATAAGTTCTGCTCCATCTTTACTTTTTTCTTTTTCCTCAAACATTTTGTCTGTATTTCTTTGCACTTCTTCATTTCTACGATTTACTTCAGACATCATACAATCATAGTTACTAACCATTTGTCTCAATAAAGATTTATCTAATTCTATACTATTTTTTCTTTTTATTGCTTCTAAAACTGTATAATTTTTATTACCAATTTGAACATTTGTTATAGCATTAGAGATATTAATTGCTTTATCTAATGCATTATAATTATATATTAAATCTTCTATTTGCTGGTATTTACTTGAAACTTCTACATTAAAATCTTCTACGCTTGTTTTTGTTTCATATACATTTTTATCAGAACCTTTTTTAGTACCTACAATTCTAAAATTATCAATACATCTGTCTATCTTATCTTCTAACAATTTCTTTTCTGCTAAAGCTTTATGGACATTATATTTAACCATAAAAACATCTCCCTTTTAATTAAAATATTATTTAAAAATAATAAACTCTTTTTATTGGAAGAGAGGAAGGGATTTGAACCCTCGTATCAAATTAATTGACCTAATAGTTTAGCAAACTATCTCTGCTAATTGTGTTAATTTTTAGCATATTCTAGGTTTGCTACCATATGTCACCATATGAAAGGGCTTTTAACCCATACACTCTCTATATAATTGCATCTTTTAAAGATTTAGCTATTTTTAATTTTGGAACTCTTTTTTCCTCAGTTTTCCAAGGTTTTTTAGTTCCATCTTTAAGAGTTATTTCTCCTTCTTTACCTTTTTGTATTTTAGTTAGGTATTTAACTCCCATCAACGTCAATTCTTCACCATCTTGTAGTACTTCGTTTCTTTTTTTTTCTATCACATCAAGTATCTCTCTTACTCTTATCTGTGATATACCTAATTCTTCTGCTACTTCTTTTAAAAAATCTACTTTTTTCATATCTTCTTAATCTCCCTTTTCTTATATAATTTTCATTTGATAATAGTAAGGAATAATTTTATTATTTTTATTAATCCCTTACATAAGTAATATGTTTTAAGCGACCCTTTTTTAAACCACTTTTCCCCACCAGCTAATTACAGTTTTTACAATTTGAACGATATCCCTTTTTACCATTTTTATCAAACCTAGATAGCAACTTAATTTTTCCACATCTGCTACATTTTTTATATTTTCCTTTACAAACAGATATATAATAATAATTTTCTTCATAGTTTTTCTCATATGCATCTATTATTTTGTTCACTATTTTATTTATTTGATTATTTATTGCTTGAGGAGTTATATTCATTAAATTTGAAATAAACTCTAATGATTTATCTTTTCTATATAAATTTAAAATATCTTTTTGTACTGTGGTAAATTCAATTTTAGATATAATATTATTTAAATCCATAACTATACATGTTAAATCATCTTGCAAATCATTACCCTTTTGAATCTTTAAAAGCTCTTTAACATGTGATTTATCAAACATATCTAAATAGTCCCATTCTGGGCTTCCTGCATCTGCTAATGGTGCTTTCCATATAATTGGTCTCTCTATAGAATTTTTAACATCAGTCATATCATTTTTTAATGCATTTAAATTTTTCCTAACCATTCTCTTAAGTTTTAACTCTTCTTTACTTAATTGTTTATGTCCTAATTCTTTATATTTAGCTTTATACCATTCATAAGTATCTGAGTATGTTTTTATAATTGGATATTTTTTAATATCTTTAGGTTTAACTTTTATATCTTTTATTTTTTTATAGTTTTTAGGTAATTGAAAAAATGCAAAGGAATTGTCTTCTAGGAATCCATCTTTATTAGAAGTGTTTGAATTTATATTTCCACCATTTGCAGGTGCTATTTTATTTAGAAGTGCTTCTTCCTGACATGCTCTATTAAATAACTCTTTTGAATTGTATATTCTTATTTTAGTTTCCTTAGGTTTATCATCTACTGAGAGTATATAGCTCCCCATTATTTCTAATGTTTTTGCTATATTAGAAGTAGAATATATACTGTCATCTTTATTTAATATCAACTTAATTTTCGATGTATTATGATGTGTGTACTCCCATGTACCATTACTATTACTAAAAGGATTTTTAACATTTATATATTCGATTGGATTAATTTGATTATAGCCACACCAAGTAATGAATCTATTATAATCCATAACTACTTCTTCTCCATCAATAGTAACATAATATACACCATCTTTATCTAGAGGACTATCTGATGTTTGCTCAAATATATTTTCCCAAAATTTATCATTGAATTGTTTTTTTTCTTGATATTTCACTCTAGTAATAATATTCTCATTTCTCTTTGTAAGAGTATTATAAAATGTATCTATATAATTTCTATTTGACTCTTCAAACCACGTGTGTTTTACCCCTAATCGTTCCTCTATGTATTTAATTCTATCTTTGCTATTGTCTATGCTATAATCTAAATTCTTTATGTAATCTTGTGCAGATTTGCCATCTATTTCTTCATAAAAATTGTTATTATTATATATCAATATTATATCTCCTTTCCTTGCAATCCATCATCATAATCTGTATCATCATAATCCCATAGTTCATCCTTAAAATCCTCCTTATGCCTTTCATTTACAATATCATATGAAGACCTTTTACTCATCTCTGTGTATGTATCTATCATTTGTTCATATTCCTCATTTAATATTTGATACCTATTTTTATGTACGCCTGTTTTCTCTGATTCATCTAAATCTTCTAAATATATTAATTCTACTTTTTTCTCTTTCATACTTCTCCTTTTCTATATTGTAAGATTTTAAATTAATTTTCTTGGTCACATTTCTGTGCCGTTTTTTTTGCCTTTTGGTCACATTTCTGTGCCACCCCTAAATTTAATTTTTTAACTGTTTTTCCTATATTTTTGTTAATTTTTACAGTTCATTACCTCTTATTCTTAGACAGACTTTCTAAATACAATTAAAAAAGCATAAATCAATTGTTTTCTTTGCTAAATTTAAATTATTTCCCTTCCATATTACACAAGGATTTATAATGAAATAGTCTGTATTTTTGTTATTCCCTTCAACTATTACATATTTAAAAAAATAATATTTATCATCTTCTACCTTTATATAAAATCTAAGTAATTCCTTTTTAAATTTGTTCATATCTTGTTTTATTGTACTAATATTTAATAATTGACAAATTTTATATAAACTAATTTTTTTTATTTTTGAAATATCTGTTTCATGAGGGTTTAAACATAAGATATTACTCTCGAAATGTATATATGGTATGAGTTGATATATATAACTTAATTGTTTATGTTGTCTTGGTGTGCAATGTTCAAAAAGAAATCTACTAGTATTTATATATATTCTTGTATATTCTTTATTTTCAAAATTAGGAATTCCTTTAGTAAAATATTTTGAATTTATATAAAATTTATTATTAGATTCATATAATAACTCACATTTTTTTACGTCTGCTAAAAAATTTCTAAATGCCCTATCTTTAAGATTTAATATTTTTCTCATGTTTTTTCTATCTATAGGAATCATTTCTTTAAACTGAGAATATCTAACCAATAAATTTTCTTCTCCTGTATTATAGTTTAGATATGTTGCGAGATATATTAATCTACTTATATTAGCTTTACTTATATTTACTTCATTAAATAATAATTCATTTTTAACATAAGTACAAAATACAAAACCTCCTAATTTAAAATTATGGTATGGTAATTCTTTTTTATTATTGATAATAGCCCTTTGCTCTGGAGAAAAACTCTTTTTTCTCTTTCCAATTTCAAGTACCTCACCTCTTTTCATCCCTTTATGCTCCAATATTTCTCCTGTTCTTTTGTCTGTTACAATAACATCTTTTATAAATTCATTACCTCTAACTATAAATATCTACCTCTTTTCTTATAAATTTTATTTCAATTACAAGATAAAAACTATCTTGCAATTGTTCTTCGCAACATGTTGCTTCAGAAATTTTATTACCCTCTATGTTCTATTTCTATTATATCATACACCCTCTATGTTCTCAATATTTTTTTAATATCTACCCAAAATTTCTTGAGTAGATATTTTCATTTAATCTGGCATATTATTAAATATATTCTTAATAATAGAATTTTCTTTTTTTATATCTTTTTTTTCTTCAGTAACACTTGTCTTTTTATTTGTCCTATATACACCATTGCCTAAACATTGTTTTAATAATTTATTTTCTTCTTGAAGATTTTTCCACTCTAATATTATTCTTTCCAAAGCTGTATTTCTACTGCTTATATTTTTATCATTTTGATACTTTTCTATTTCACCAAATATATCTTCTTCTAAATAAAAGCTAGATGATTTTTTCATATAATATCACTCCTAGAATTGTTCCATACCTACTTCAAATAATCCTTTGGCCGTAACCATTTGAGCGTCTTTAGAGACTTTGAATCTATTATCAAATGTCATATGTAGCGCAGTACCTCCACTTACATATACATCCATTTCATCTATATTTTTCCACTTAGAAGCTATTCTTTGAGCTGTACTTTCAGACGCCATAATATAGGCAGCCTTTTTAAGTTCATCATAATCACTAGAACTATCTATTTCATTAAGCTCTCTTATTATACCTCTATCTTTAAGTTGTTTTTGAACTATTGTTAAAGCATCTTGATTTCCAGCTTCTAATGTATCTGATAGTTTGTCATTAAATACAAAACCTTTTTCAAAGTAGGATAATTCTGTGGTTCTAAATCCTATATGAGCCACACCAACCGCCTTATCTTCATTCACTTCACCTTCTAACAAATGATATAAAGCAGCATCCCCTTCTCTAAATATGGATATGTCAGATATTTTTATTTCTTTATACCCACCCTTTATTTTATCTTTTATTTTGAATGTCTTACCTTTATATGCCTCTAGAACCTCTTTAAGTGTAGTTTTTCTAAATGATTTATATGGAACACCCAACATTATTTTTACTTCATCAGCTACAGTTATTTCATTAAGAGCAGCAGCAACTAATATTCTCATTGTCAAAGATATTTTAGAGTCATCAGAATTTCTTATAGGTGTTATACTTTCTTTTTCCGCTAGTAAACCAATAAAATAACTTACACCTTCAAAATCTATGTATATTGGATTTTCATATTTCTCAAAATCTATGTTTCTTCCATCACCAAATACTGATTTGAATAAACATTCTTTAACCATTCCATTGTACTTACTATATCCTTTTACGTATCCTCTTCCTATATCTAAGCCTATAACTTGGTAATTTTCTTCCATTTTCATTCCTCCTAAGTAAATATTTGCTAAATATATTATACCATATAAAAACTTGATAATTACATTAAATTTGCACAAAAATTCAACTATAAAATGACATTTTTTAGTTATTAGTTAAAATTAGCACTAAATTAGAACTATATATAATTTAAATTTAAACCAATAATTTATTATTAAAAATTTTTAGTTAATATTTAAATTATATATCAACTATTTTCAAATCAATAAATCAATTTCTTTAACTATACTATTTATGTTTTTTTAGATGTCAATTTTAATTTTAAGTAAAATATTGAAACTTATTTTTTTACAGACGACATTTTAATTCTAATTTAATAAATCTTCCTATATTTCAAGTTATTTTTTGTATTTAATATTTTTATATGTATTAGTTATTTTTATGTAATCAATACATACACTTTTATTTTATATTTTCCTTGTTGAGAATGTAATTTAAGAGTAAAAATCTAAGAAATATCTTTAGATAAATATTTGTTTTATGAGGAAAATACAGAGCTATTTCGTCTGTAAATCCGTCTGCAATTTTTTTGAAATGTGGAAATGAAAGGACTACACACAAAATCCTACTGACAAACAAGCCACTTTCCATAAAATACCCCCTACTTCATTTTTATTTATTTTAATATATAAAATACTCTATTTACTTTATTTAATTAATAAAAGTATTACTTTTATCTTATTTTAAAAATCTATGTTTTTGTCAGTAAAAAGGACATAAAAATAAGTATTTTATGCCATTTTCCTAAAACCTAGTATTTTCAACACTTACAACAACTACACTTTCTATTTTGTCAGTAAAATGTCAGTCATTATAATTCTTAGACTACAAACCTGTTGCAATCACTGCATTTCAATTTTTAGTTGTTAATATCTATATAAAATATTATTTTGCTATAGAACAAATTTTTTTTATGGATTATAAAGTCTTATATACATCATTTTAGCATTAATCTGACATCTTCGAATATCAACTCACAACCTTATTGCCATATTTTTCTTGACAAATTTGTCATTATTATATATAATTTAATTAAGATAAGAATTAATCTTATCTATACAATTCAATATTAGGGGGTGACGTTATGAGAATAACAAAAGGCAAAATAAAAGAGCTAATCGAGTTGTGCCACCAACTTGAAAAGCTCTTTGTACAAGTATTTAAATCACTTGAACATATTTTGATTTCTTTATGTTCTTGTATCGGTTGGTTATTAATACTTATATACATAATTAAACATTAATAACCAATGCAATATACCTATAAAAATATATCTCTATAGGTATATTGTAACACACCTAATATTGAAAGTAAACGAGGTGATGACATGAGTCAACATATTAAAAACACTTTAAAAATAATAAAGATACTAGGTTTATTATTCTTCTTATATTTTGCACTTAGAGCAATATATATTGTTTATCTTTAATATCTTTATTGAGTTACTTATACATTAAGCAACTCTTTTTTGTTATAATATTAATGAGGTGATAGCATGAAATTAGAAAAATTAATTGATATAAGAAAAGAAAAAAAATATTCTCAAGAGGATATTGCTAGAATGTTAGACATATCTTTAAGAAATTATCACAGAAAAGAAAAAGGAGAGAATCAATTTACAGTAAGTGAATTAGAGAAAATATGTAGCTATTTAGATATAGAATCAAAAGAACTACTTGACATATAGTAATATAATCTACTCAAGGTAGTACTTAACATTAAATAAAATAATTTAATAATATAAAATAGACTAGATTATAGCTAGTCTATTTTATTATAATAACATATTGTACAAGCCATTTAAATCCATTCTAAGCACATTTCAATGCATTCGCCTTATGTTTTTATATACCTTTAATCTTTAAAATTAAATATAAAAATAAGCTAGAGTATATATGTCTAGCTTACAGTAGTTTTTTTAATGTGTTTATTTGTTCTTGAACTATCGTTTTACTCTTAGTGTCTAACTCTCTATAATTGTCTAATAGATTGACTTCTTCTTCTTTTAGTTGTATATTCTCTTTTAAATCTGTTTTACACAATATATAATCTATACTTACATTGTATATATTAGACAACTCAACTAATTTATCTATATCTATTTTTCTATTACCATTTTCCCACCTTAAGACACTATTATAAGCTACATTTAGTTTATCAGCTATTTCTTGTATATTATAGCCTCTTTCTTTTCTAACTTCTTTTAGTCTATTCATTTTCCCACCTTCTTTTTTACATTTATAATATCATATGAGATAACTTTAAACAACACCAAAAAGGTTAGTACTATAAAACATTCAAATCCTTTTCGGTATTATTTTTTATTTTTTATATTGACATACACCCTTTTCGGTTGTATAATTGAATCATAGCAAGGGAGAACAAGAAAACACTAAACCACCTCTCAAAGAAGTAACAGGCGAAGAACCTTCTTAAAACTCTAAAGCTAAAAATTAATTATACTAGTTGGTGAGGTGTTCCCAACATTAAGTAAGTAAATAAAATTAATAAAGGTTTCCAGTTTGAGCCTACAAAAATCTGAGGTATCAACAATAGTTGCTTCTAAAATGGCACTCAATACAACTTAATATGACATAGCAGTTGTGAGGTACTGCGTTATAAAAAGTACTAAAGATTGAGCATTAAAATTATAGTTTGTACTGCTTGACACCTACATGGTTATAAACTATCTAATATTTACTAATATAATTTAAACTATTTATTAGATTATTTTAGTAAGTGTTAGAATACAACACTTAAATTATGATATAATAATAAAATAGGAGTGTGAACGGCATGGATGAAAAAATATTAGAGTTATTACAAAAAATGGATACTAGGTTTGACAGAATCGAAAATAGACTAGATAGTATGGATGGTCGTTTTGATGGGATTGAAAACCAACTTAGTGATTTAAAAGAAGGTCAAGAAGAAATTAAAAAGAAACTAGACTTAACTTATGATCAAGTTGCTAGAAATATGGAAGGTATAACAGAAGTTGGAGAAAAAATAGACACTTTAAAAAATGACATGAACTTTGTAGAAATGGCTACATCTAAAAATTGGAATGAAATAGCAAAGTTAAAATCAATTAAATAGGAGTAGATAAAATGGATGAGAAAACATTAGAATTGCTACGAGAAATACAGGAAAGTATTAAAGTTTTAAATGACAAGCTTGACGAATTTGATTATACACAGGATAAAATAAAATCTAATGTTGAGGGACTTTTAGAATGTTTTAGTCGTATTGATTTTAGAATTGAAGACCTAGAAAATGGTCAAACTTCGTTGTATACTAAGCTTGATATAGTGCAAAATGAAACAGCAAAATCAATTAAATAGCAGTACATAAAAAGACATCTTTAATTTAAGGTGTCTTTTATATAACTCTTTAGTATGGTATTATTATAGAATAATGATATTCTTGGAGGGAACAAAATGAACTTAGATAGATTAAAAGAATTAAGAGAAAGCAGAGGATACACGCAACAAATGTTAAGCACATACATTAATATGTCGACTTCAACTTATAATGATAAGGAAAAGGGTAAAACATCATTTAAAATTGAAGAACTTGAAAAAATAGCTAAATTGCTTAAATTCAGTAAAGAAGAAATGTTTGAATTACTCGACTTAGACTAATCGAGTAAAATAAAAAATAAAAATCCGAAAAATACGTTGACAATATTCGTATAAGAATATATAATTAAAGTATCAAAACAAATATAGAATCAAATCCAAATCCGAAAAACGCTTTTTAAAAATTCGGATACAATAGTACATTGAAAACTTAATATGACATAGCAGTTGTGAGGTACTGCATTATCAAAAACACATCAAGTATTTAGTAAAATAATTTATGGATTGTTTTATTAAGTACTTGAATATAGTACTTACATTCATGTTATAATAATAAAAGGAGTGTGGTTATTATGGAAAATAAGATACTAGAATTATTACAAAAAATGGATAGTAGTATTAATGAGATGCAAGGAGAAATAAAAGGAATTAATACTAGATTTGATGGTATCGACAAGCGATTTGATAGTATTGAAAATAGACTTGATGGTATCGACAAGCGATTTGATAGTATCGAAAATAGACTTGATGTCATTGAAAAGAAACAAGATATTTTATATAATCAAGCTATTGCAACGGCTGAAAATATAACAGAAATAAGAGAAGATTTAGGAGATGTACAAGTCACAACGACATGTAATCTAAATGACTTAAAAGAGTTAAAAAAACTTAAATCAGTTAAATAGTAGTACATAAAAAGACACTTGAACTATTGAGTGTCTTTTATATAAACTCTTAATATGGTATTATTAAACAATAATATCATTGGAGGTATAACGAATGTATGAGCAGAGAAAAGCAAAAGTAATATTCAATAAAGGAGCTGGTAATTCTAGGGGAGAATCATATACGAATAGGGTTACAATTCCAACTACATGGATAAAACATATGGACATAACTAAACTAGACAGAGAAGTTTTGTTGACTTTTGATGGTAATAAAATAGTAATAGAAAAAATAGATGAGTAGATAAAAAATCTACTCAAAAAAAATACTTGACAACTCGTGACGAGTCAATTATAATTAAATCATAAAATAAAAATTTTTACAAAACGACTAGTAACGAGTCAGTAAAAAAGGGGGGGGCTATAAAATGCTAAATATATACATAACTAATTTAGGGAAATATAATTGAAATTCCTTTTATATAATTCTCTGATATGATATTATTATTCTATAATAATAATGTTGGAGGGGACAAAGTGAAATTATATCTATTAAGAGAAATAAGAGAAGAAAAAAAATATTCACAAGAAGATGTTGCAAGAGGTATAAACATTTCATTGCGTTCTTATGTAAGAAAAGAAAAAGGAGAACGTGAATTTTCAATATCTGAATTTGAACGATTAATAACTTTTTTAGACATTGATGCAAATACTTTATTAGAAAAATAATAAAAATTTTTAAAAAAATGTATGACCAAATAGACTTGACAACATGGACTTAATGAATTATAATTAAATTAAGAAAAGGGAAAGCTTTAAATTAATATACGACCAAATAGTCATAAGATAAATGAAAGGGGGATATAAAAATGCTAAAAATATATATAGCTAACTTAGGAAAGTATAATTGAAATTCCTTTTATATAGTTCTCTAATATGATATTATTATTCTATAATAATATTACTAGGAGGTATGACATGAATTTAGCTAGACTTAAAGAGTTAAGAGTAGAAAAGAAGTTTACACAACAACAATTAAGTACTGCTATAGGAATAACTTTTAAAACATATTCAAAAAAAGAAAATGGACATAGAGAGTTTACAATTAGTGAGTTTGAAAAGATTTGCTTTGTATTAGATATAGAACCATCTGAGTTATTAGAAATAGAAATGTAAAAATTTTTTAATAAAATATCTGCAAAAACATATTGCATTATTGGCGAATGTATAATATAATAAAATCAAGAAAAGTACAAAAGGGAATAATAATAAAATATAACTCGCCATTTTTACCATATTAAATAAGCGAATAATTAAAAGGGAGGATATAAAAATGCTAAATATATACATAACTAATTTAGGGAAATATAACGAAGGCGAACTAATAGGGGAATGGGCTAAACTTCCAATAGATAAGGAAGAATTACAAGAAATATTAAATAGAATAGGGATAAATGAAGAATATGAAGAGTATTTCATAACAGATTTTGAAACAGATATAGAAGGGTTAAAAATAAGTGAATATAGCAATATAGAGCAACTGAATGAATTAGCAAAGGAACTTGAGGGGTTAGAAGAATATGAAGTTGAACAGCTAAAGGCTTTGCTTGAACATGGATACATTGATTTTTATGACATGCTTGAAGGGGATATTTGCAGACTATCAGATAATTATACTTTTATACAACTTGATGACAGGTCATCATTGGATGATGAAAATTTAGGACGTAGTTATATAGAAGAAATATGTTATGGTGATTTATCTTGTATAGAAAATATTGATTACTACTTTGACATAGAAGCCTTTTCAAGAGATTTACGTTTTGATAAAGACATAATTATTGAAGATTTAGACGAAGAAAATATAGAATATTATGAAAATATGACAGATATTGAATTTGCAGAGAATTATATTGAACAATTAGGAGATATTGAAGAGTTAGGTCAAGAAACACTTGAAAAATACTTTGATTATGAGTTGTATGGAAGAGACTTGCGTTATGAGGGTATTTGCATAGCATCAAATTATTTAGCTATAGTTTTTTAAATTAAAAGTTTTAGGGCGTTCTTTAAAAACGCCACTTCCAATAAAAAAAATTGAAAGGGGAATAAATCATGAAAAAATTAATAATCAAGATAAAATCATTGTTTAAAAAGGATTTAGATAGTAGCTATTGGAGTACTACAGAAAGTATTATTTTAAAATGTGGAAACAGCAATCAATTAGAATTATTGAAACAATCTAATAAATTATAAGGAGGTAATAACATGATAAATTATTCTGAATATATGACTGCAACAGATTTAATAAATATATGTGACCTTTTAGAAAGTAAAACAATAGGAGAGCCGGGGACTTATAATTCTTTAAGTACTAGACTGAGCAATTTAATTGGGTTGGATTGGGCTCTAAAAGGAGAAGAACTGAGACAGCAATTAATACAAAATATTAATAATATGATGTATTTAGATAATGAAAATAAAATTCAATATAAAGAATTTTAAATAATTTAAGTAAATAAAATTCAACTTTTAAGTTGATATAAAACAATAGGAGGATTAAAAATGAAAAAAATATTATTATTTGAAGGTGCTGGAATGGATATTTATGAAGAGGGTTCAGATGTTGGAAATCATAGAATTAGAACCGCTTTTATAAATGGTAATGGAGATAAAATATATTTAGAGCTAGAAGGAAATATACAGAATTGTAAAATTTCAAAAAGATTTGGGTGGTATACACATATTGACCATTGTTTTAACATTAGTATGTCGACTGATGAAAATGTTTCAAGCATAAAATTGAATAATACATTTTTCAATGGCTATTCAAAAAGTGACTTAACAAAATATATAAACAAAAATTTTAATTGTAAGTTTGACACTATAGAGGTTTTAGACTGGATGGAAGGCTACAGAGTGCATGGGAATAGAAATGAATACAATTTGATGGACGACCATGAGTTGAACAGAAAAAGAACTATAGCAAGAAATAAAGCTTATGAAAAAATAGATAAAGAAATAAGAGAAAAATTAGGAGAAAAATATTCTAAAATAAGTCTTTACTCTATGGATGAGGACTCTATAACTATTAGATGTTATACATATGAAAAAGATTTATATAAAATAGGCATGAGTGAAGATAATAGATTATTAAAAATACCAGTTAATTATTAGATATAGTCAAATATTTAAAAACAATAGGTTAGACGTTAAAATAAATAAAATTAATTATTAATATAAATGGAGGAAGAAAAATGGAAAGAACATATAGAACAAAAGAAGAAACAATTAAATATTTTAAAACAATCGCATCTAGTTACAAGAAAGATGCAGATATAAATAATAACAAAGTAGCAAAGGGGAATCCAAGGTGTTTGAGTTGGTAGCACTTGAGTTGGAAAGAACACATAAAACAAAAGAGGAAACAGTTAAACGCTTTAAACAATTAGCGTTTGAATATGAAAGATATTCATATAGAAATGATGATAAAATAGCAAATGGAAAGGCAGAAGCTTATGAATTAGCAGCTTTTCAGATAGAAAGAAATATGAAATAAATATTCAAATAAAATATTAATTTTAATATAACAGGGAGGTTTGATTACTATGATAATATCAGCATGGCAAAATAATAATTCTAAAAAAGTTTTAATAGAAGTAAAAAAAGATAAAAAAAATATAGATGTTTTAATAGCATATACTAATAAAATAAAAGGTAAAGATATGACGATGATACAATCTTGGATACTTGAAGAAGTAAATAATACAAAAAATAATGGTTATGGCATATATGAATTAATATAATTGGAGGGAAATAAAATGAAAAAAATAGCAGATTTAAATAGAGAAGAGTTAAAAAGAGTTTATAAAACAAATAGTAAGTTAAGAGAATATATAAGAAAAGATTATGAAGAAAATCAAATGTACATAGTAAGTCAAACACTAGATTATTTTAGAAACTCATTAGCAAATTATTCGATTGATCTTTACAATAATAATTATATAAATGTTCATGATAGAAACAAATTCCTTGAAGGAATTATAAAAGCGAATAGCGACCATGCGTTGTCTTTTGATGATAGTACAATTCTTTATGAAACAATAAACATACATAATAAATTACAACACACAGATTATGACGAGGAAAATTATAAAACATTAGAAGCTAAATTTAATTTAATGATTGAAGAACTAAAAGAAAGTGTTTTAAAAGAATTTAATAATATAACAATGATAGAAAGTGAAAGTTATTTGTTCGAAGCATTTACAATGATATATGTTGATGATGAGATTAATGACTATGATTTTTATATAGATGAAGATTATGTTTTATATAAAAGAGTGTCATATCTTTAATATAAAATATGAAGTAATAAAGTATTAAAATTATATTTTTAATATGATATATGAGTTATCAAATCGCTATTGTTATAGCTATATTATTATAATTCAAATGATAATGATAGTGATTTGATAAAAGGGTTTTAAAGATTATAAAAATCAAAAGGTATAAATACATTAAGATGATTTTCAAACAGCCTATAGAGGCTTGTACAGGGTCATAATCATAAACTAGGAGGGTGTAAAAATGAAATTTAAAAATATAGTTATGGGAATAGTATTGGGTTTAATTCTTGTTGGAGTTGCAGGAGCAACAAAAGTTAAGGCTGCCGAATTAGATAATTTTTATGTAGAAACTACAGACAGAGTTATTGAAGTTTTAGAAGATGAAAGTATAGTTTTATATGATACTAAAGAGCAAGTTTATAATTTCTATCCAATTTGTATGGGTGATTGGAGCTATAGCTTTAAAAATAAAAAAGATTTAGATAGCGCAGTTGCAACTTACAAAGAGCTATCAAACAATATAAGTCACTCAAAGGATGTATATGTGATTAATAAGTTGAATAACAATGGAAACATTAAAGTATTTTTAAGTGATGGAAGTTCAATTGTATATATAAAAAATGATAATAAATATTATTTTTATCCAGCCTGTATGGGTGATTGGTATTTAATATTAGATAATAAAATAAATTTAAAAAACTGTATAAACACTTATTTTAATATGGGAGGTGCAATATGATACGATATATAAAAGATATAAATAATATAAGTTTAGAAGATGCAAAAGAATTAAGTGAAAAGGGGGTTTATTTCATTATAAAAGATGGGAAAATAAAAGGTATTAAATTTGAAAATATAAAAAATATATGATGTTTATAAGATAAAATCTCAATTGGTACAGATATAGTTCACTGAATATTGTTATAATTAACATATAAATTAAATGGAGGGGTAAAAATGGAAACTTTATTGGAAAAAAATTTATTAAAAGAATATAAATTATGGCAAGGTGGAGAACATAGACGAATTTACATAAATAAAGTTCCTTCTAAAATTAATTTCAAAGAGTTTATTAAAAATAATGATTTTGGAATTGGACTAGGAGAGGGACTAGGAATAACTAAGATAGCACAGCGTGTTGAAAATTCTGGTAATATTTCTGAATTAAAAATTTATTATGATTGTAACAATGAAAATTTTTACTTCATAAAACAATACTCAGATGTGTTGAAAAAATTCATAGATTTACTTACTGATGAAATAATTGAAATATATTCAAAAGAAATTTATAGAGAAGATAATGTTAGTCAAGAAATAAAAGAAAATTCATTTAATGTATTAACGTTAAATGGTTCTGAAAAACAAGTTGAATTGGCTAATGAAATAAGAGATAATGTTTTAAATTTTGTTGACGAACTAGAAAAGATTAAAATGAAAAAAATAGAAGACGGAGATTATAAAGTAAAAGACAAGAGCATAGAAGAAATGACAGAAAAATGTAAAAGAAAGTTTAAAAGAATAAAAGAAGAAATGAGAAGTATAGAAAGTGCTAAATTCTTTATAGATAATTTCAAAGATATTTTAGAACATAATTCTTTAGAGCAAAAAGCATTTCATATAAATCAGATATTAAAAAATTCTCAATTTGCAGAAGAAAGTAAAATATGGAGCTTACTGGAATATGAAACACAAGTATCACACAAATTAAAAAAGGTTAAAGATTATAACATAAGTTATGAAGAAGCTAAGAAGATAGCTAGAGAAATAAAATTTAACAACACATGGGCTAGTGAGATAAAAGAAAATGTACTTAAAATAGTTGAAATATTCGATGAAATAATAAAACAAGTTCCTAATGCAAGTACGAAAAAAACAAAAGAACTTATTATAGAGACATTAATACAAGAAAATCCAAGATATTTCATAAATGGATTTAAAGAAATTAAAGAATCTAAAGTTGAAAGTATTAGAAAAATAGAAGAAATATCAAGAAAAATAGAATTAATATGGCATTTATTTTATAGAGGAGTAAATTGTTAAAAATTTTGGATTGGTACAAATATAGTTCACCAACAGATGTTATAATTAAAATAAAAAATAATTGGAGGTTTAAAACATGAATATAGATTTTAGTACAATATTAGATTTAAAAGTTAATAAAGAGAATGTTAAAATGATAGAAAAAGAGATTAATAAAATTAACAATGATATATTTGATATAAGTCTTAAAGATTGTGCGAACGGTCATATAGGATGCGTTAAAGAAACAGCTGGAAAGAGTTTAAAAATTGAAACATGGGGTCATGGTGAAATTAACAGTAGTATAGGAATAAGATTGAGATTTAATTTTTATTATTCAAAGGATGACAAAGTAGACATAGAAAATATAGAAAACATTTTAATATATGTAAATAGCTTATGTAGCAAAAATGTAGAAAGTGACCTTATAGCCAATACAAGACCTAAATTTTATAAATTAGAAGAGAAATATTCTACACGTATTGAAAAATGTGAAATTAGACACGAATTTATAGGCATAAACAAGCAAGAAATTAAAGAATTTTTAGAGTATCTTACAGAAATTGAAAAGAGCGAAAGAACTGTTGTATATAAAAATAATTAAAAAATGGAGATGACTAAAATGGAAAATAAAATAATAGAATTTTTAGAAGAAATGGAAAGTTTAAAAAAGGGGGGGGGAATTTAATATAATTGAATTTGATAATGAGGTACAAGAATTATATGCTAGAACAGTAGAAAGAACAAGTAGTTGGGACTTTTTTACAGCTGGAGATATAAACGAATATTTAAATGTAGGAAGCTATACATATTGCGGATTAGGCGAAGATTATGACATAGACATAAATGTTGAATTTGAAGTAGTAGAAAAAAATGAGGAAGAGATTTGTAGCTCTATAATAAAGATTACAAATATAGAAAAATTATAAGGAGGAATAAAAATGGAAAAATATTTCAAAGAAGAATGGTCTTATATAGCTGATGCAGGATAGGAAATACAAGATATAGAAAGCACTATAATAACAATAGATGATTTTGAAGTAAGTATAAAAATGAGTGAAGATTTTAGACATAGATGTAATTGAATTTATTTTAAAAAATTATAAAATTGAATATAAAAATCATAAAGCTGTATTGTTATAATACAGTTTTTTAATACAAAAATACAGATATATCTTGAATAATATTTTAAAATAGGAGGAAATTAAAATGGGTAAAATGGATAAAAAAGAAGCTAAAAAATTTTTAAAGGTTGTAGATATGAATATAGATAAAATAAAGGAAGAAGCTACGAAAATTTATAAAGAATGCTACTTAATAGAAACAACTGATACTATAAGAATTTCTATAAATTTGAAAGGAGTTGTAAAAAGCACAATTTCAAGTTGGCAAGGCTATTCAGATGATATTTTTAATATGAGAGAAATTATTGTCTATGAATTTAGTCAAGGAGAAGTTCAAATTGAAGATCTTTTAGGAGAACTTTGTTTTTTAAATGATTACGAAGAATTTGCTACTTGGTGTGACACTGAAAGCGAAACTTTGAATTGGAATAGTTATGAAAAATTCAACAAAGAAAATTTTGACGAATTAGTCGAGAGAAATATAGAAGATAGTTTACCAGATTTTTTGGAAGAATTGAGCGAAAGTATAGAAAATTGTAAACAAGAATTAAAATCAATGATTGAAATTTAAATGAAAGAGTATTATTATTAATGTATATAGTATCTTTAAGATTAACTACAAGGGATTTAAAATATTTTTTAATTTATTTAGAAATGATATTGTAATAAGAATTTTCAGATTAACTACGAGGGATTTAAATGGCAATTTAATTTATAGAGAAATGATATAATGGCAATTATTTTTAGATTAACTATTTGGAAATAAAAACAGTGTATTCGATAAATACACTGTTTTTTAATGCTAAAGATTTAGTTACTATAATAACTTAATCCTTCGATTATAAATCCTACGTTCATTGTCATTTCTGCTTCGTCGCTTTGCAATATTCCTTCCGTAAATTCGCTATCGCTTGATAATGTTATTTTTTTCCTTGCCACCATTTCCAAAATTGTTTGAAATAGTTTAATTTTCATATTCTTATCAAGTCCAGCGTATTGCAAATAGTTTGCTATTTCTTGTGAAAATTTAGTTAATTCTGATTTAGTCATTTTTTTAGATAATTCTTTTCCAATATTCAAATAAACTTTTTTAGATTGTTCAACATTCATTTTTTTCAACCCCTTTTTCAAGTTATAATTCAATTATATTTTAAAAATGCTAATACTTCAAATATAAATATTTTTGTTTAAATATAAAACTGATTTCAATAATTTGTATTTAATATTTAATAGATTGTGTTACTTGAAGTTAATAAATAAATTAGAAAGATATATGGTACTAAAATCTAGTAATAAGTTAAAGTATAACAGCACTTTAGGGTTAATTTTGTAGTAAGTATATAAAGTCAATATGCTGTAATTTAGTATATTGACTTTATTGTTTACTTATTAATAGACATAATATTGTAAAAAAATGATATAGTTTAGAAAGATATGTAGATTAAACTTAGAATTAAAAGATTAACATAGTATGACAATCGTAATCTCGTGTAGTATACTTAAATTGAGGTGATTACATGACTTGGAATGATTTGAAAAATAATGATATAACATATATAGTTGAATATATTAATAATAAGTTAAATAATAGTAAGAGCTTGACTAAAGTTGCTATAGAACTTGGAGTGTCTGAAAGCAGTATAAGAAAATATCTCACTAAAAGAGGTTATAAGCGTGTAAATGATAAGTATGTGTTTATTGGTGACAATAGTATGACAAAGGTAGTAAACAATAGACAACAGAGTAATAATGATAATACATTTAATATGACAATAGAAGATGACAACAGTCACAACATAGTAATTGACAACCAATTTAAAAATAATATAATTTCTTTAGCAAAAGACTATGACAAGATACAGCATGTATTAAATTGGTTTGAGAATAAAGAAGATACAAATGTAATAGAGGTTGTACAGGATGGTATTAAGATTGATTTACCTTCAAAAGATGCTATAAGAACTACTGTTAGGTTGAATAAAGATGCATGGAACTTATTTGATGAGTTTTGTAAAAAGTTTAGAGAGTTTAATAAGTCTGATTTGATGAGCATGGCATTACTTGAATACGTCAATAAGTATGATAAATAACATTTTTGTATTGTTGTAATTATTACTATTTTAGGGTAATATAAATATAACTATAATATAAAATGGAGGCATTATTATGGTCGATAAAATAACAATAGATGAAGTACTTGAATTTATAAAATCAAAAGGTTATATATATAGTCAAGAAATTAGAAAAGAATTAGATAATCTTTGTCCGGTTTCTGATAATGAAATAGATAAGTGTATAGAAGAAAATGATGATGTATTCAGAAGGTTGGCAAGTAAATGATTACACTTGAATATATATGTAAAATTAACAAAAAGATGATTGAAAGATATGGTGGAGCTGGAATGGGTATTAGAAATAAAAATCTTGCTATAAGTATAATTGATGGTATAAACCAGGAGGTATTTGGTAGAGTTATGTATCCTACAGTTGAAGAAAAAATATCTCATATTGTAGTAGGTATTATACAAGGCCATATATTTATAGATGCAAATAAAAGAACTGGATTAGCTGCATTACTAATACTTTGTGACAAATATAATATAGATGTGAATTATGATAAAGAAAATTTAGCTATAGAAATAGCTTTAAATAAAATAAATGAGTCTGATTTGAGTAATATGTTAAAAAAGTGGAATAAAAAATAAACTCATTAAATGTGTTATTTGTGTTATGTAAATATAAATCTAAGAATTTATTTTAATTTAAATAAGAATGACAATAAAATCGTAGTTTTAATTTAAATAACCTCATTATTTTGAGGTTATTTTTTTATTTTCTATTTAAAACGGAGAAGGTAAATGTTATAATATATATATAATTAAAAAAAGGATGTTTGAATTTATGAATTATAATTTAAAAAATGAAAATGTATTATCAGAGCTATTACAAAATGAGGATGAAAAAACAAGGATTGGTATACTCAAAGTTTATAAAGTGTTAATATTTTGGTTTGCTAAAGAAGGAAAGCTTGTTGAGGAAGAAAATGACTATATTGTTGAGATAGTAGGTAATGATAAAGAAGAAATTGTGAAAGATATGAGCCAGAATAAAACATACAATGCCATAATGGCTATAATTTTTAAAATTAATAAGATATTTAAAACTTTAAATTACGATATTCACTTTTCTAAACCAAAAAATTTAGTCGCTGAATTTGATTTATCAAAATATCTAACACAAGATGAAGTCCTTCAGGTATGTAGTAAGCTAACTAATGCACAAGATAAGTTTATAATTTATGCAGCTTTTTGTGGTCTTATTGGTAAAGATGCTGAAGACCTAAGGGGTATAAAAATAAAAGACATAGATTTAGAAAAAAGATTAATAAAATTAAAGGATACAGAATTTAAGCTAGACAAGTTCTTATTTGATTTTACAAAAGATACATTAGAACAAAAAGAGTATAAACAATATTTGGAGCAAGGCAGTAATGCTGCTGAATTTTATTTATTTAATTCTAATTCTGAATACTTAATTAAAACTAAACCAGATGCTAGATATGGAAATGGATTAAAAGAAATGGGATATTCAACAATTCGTAAAAGATTACTTATTATTAATGATTATTTAGATAATAAAGTACAGTTGAATTTCACTAATTTAAAGATTTCTGGTATTATGCATCAAATGCAACTAAATGAAAAAAAATATACTAAATCTGGCTATTGGACTAATAAAAGTTTAAAATGGTTCAAAGAAGACAATAATTTAAACTTTAAAATACAAGAAGTTTTATCTATTTACAAGCAAAAATATATTAAGGAGCAACCTTATGAGTAAAGATGTTAAAGAAAACGTAGGTAATGAACAGAAAGATCTAAATAAAATAAATTTAATTTATCATATTATATATGATAATGATAGATTTAAAATGATAACAAGAAAATATTTTGAAATTTTTAGATTGAGAGGTATGTCCGCTGAAGAAATTAGTTTGGAATTTGAAAAATTTCTATATTCTCTTATTTCAGATAAGTTTAAAAAGATAAATACAGTAAATGATGTTAAAAAATTAAGAAATCAAGAGAACTCATCATCATTAAAGCTTAAGAAGAGATGGTCTGATATGACTTTAGATTCTCTAAGTGAAGATAATAAATCTTCAAGAAAAAAAAGCAGTAAATACCTAAAAAAAGAATTAGAGATTGTTGAAAGTGAGTATTTAAAAAGTGGAAGAATCATTAGTGCTGGAGTAAAAAATCCAAAAGAATTAGAGGAGCAAAGAAAAGATTTTTTAGATGAATGGAAGTCAAGCTCTAATTATAACATATGTGATTACCCATATTTACAGGAGTTAAGTATTAGCAAAATAAATTCTGCATTTATACATGATATACTAATGTGTATAACAGAAGTACTAAAAGATGATTATGATTTTGATATTAATAAAATTGCAATCAAAACTCCACCACATATTTCACCTGGAATTTTTTTACCTTTCACAAAAGGTAAAAGATACTCGCACTTGAATGTTAAAAAAAATGAAAATGAATACATGTCAGACGACTATAGTGCTAAGAATCTTTCAGGTAAACAAATGAATTTTTTCTATAAGTTTTCAATTGGGCAAGATGAAAATATTGAAAATCTTAAACTAGAGCTAATAAATCCTGATACAGAAAAAAGGGCTTTGCCAAAAATATATTTAGATAAACAAGACCTTGAAATTATTAGATTTGTTTATACTTATAGCCACATGAATTCTTTTTCATTTTATTTAGGCGATTTAGTAAAGTACTTAGGACTTTCAGATGGAAAAAAGAACTATATTAATATCAAAAATAGACTTTTAAAATTACCTTATTATACTTTTTATTCGAATCAAACTAATGATAAAGGCGAATTAAAGTATGAGATTAGTTTTAATTTGTTTTCTAGTACAACAATAGTAAATGATGAAAACAATAATAATAGAGAGTTGGTTAAAATCACAAAATCTTTTATTGAAGAAGTCGAAAGAGTTAATACAGATATAATGTATAGAAATGAACTTGAAAAATTACAATTAACACAGTCAATTAATCTAGCTTATTTCTTAGAGGGTAGAAGGTCTTTTCTTATATCTTGTGGTGAGGATATAAAAAATAAAAGTTTTAGATATGACATAGAAGATTTAAAATTTGATGTTCATCTTAATAAAAGTAAAACAGTAAAGCAAAATATGGAGTATTTAGAACTAGGTTTTAATGAGATAAAAGAAAATCAATTTATAATTAAAGACTATAAAAGAGGAAATTCTTATTTTGATGTTTATTTCTATGAAGATTTTGAAAAAAGAAAACGTCTTATAAATAATACTATACTTTCTTTACCTGACTACATGATAGAAAATAAATCTTAAAAATGGCCATATATTCTCCGTACTTAACAAAAAATGTCGAATTTATTTTAGATAAACTTAATAAAAAAAGTAAAATGACCGTATATTCTCCGTACTTAACAAAAAATAGATTTTTCAAAAAAACTAAATGGCCGTATATCTTCCGTACTTAACAAAAAATAGACCTTTTTTTAATTATTTTCTTGTCGAAAAATTTTTTTTGTAACATATTTTTTACTTTTCTTAGTAATTTCAAATCTCACGTCTTCTGAAACCACTCTATTTGAGCTAAATGACCGTATCAGCTCCGTACTTAACAGAAGACGTTGAAACCACTCTATTTGAGCTAAATGACCGTATCAGCTCCGTACTTAACAAATATAGACATAAATTTATTTTTTGGGTAAGATAAATTTGAGTAAAAGGAATCATCGCCAAAATGGCTATATCAGCTCCGTACTTCTGAAATTATTATTTTCTAAAGGAGAAAATTATGAGTATTAAATATAAAGATAAAGAATTCGTACTTGTAGAAAAAAAGAATATAAATGAATTAGATAACTCTAATATAAAATATATTGACTTAAAGGACAAGCAGTATTATGTGGTTACACAAGGCAAAAAACCTAAAAGATTTAACCTAGAAGATATTAAAAATATAAAAAAAGATTTAGATAATGGCATAAGTTTAAGAAAGTGTGCAACAAAATGGAACTGTAGCACTAGGACTATACAGGATATAAAAAATAATATTTATTAATATACAGAGGTATTTATTTACTTTATACCTCATTAAGATTATAATAATCATATATAGAGAAAGGAGGATTATAAAATGCAAGAATTAAAACCAGTTGCTAGAATATCAAAGTCAAAATTAAAAGATATATTAGATGTTTTTAAAACTTCTATAAGAAAAGTAGAAAAAATAGATTATTCTGCTTGTAATTCTTGTGCAATAAAAAATAATCCTTCTTTTGATAGTAATAAATTAAATGAATTTTGTTCAAATTGTCCTAAATTAAAAACTATATCAGAGTTTTCTTATGTTACAGAAAAGGAAACAGAACTAGGTACAATAGAAATTGTAACTAATGAAAGTAAATGTATGGCTTTAAGTAAAAGTGCTATAAAACAGTATTTAGCATATCATTTTATAGTATCTAATAAAAATTATGTTAGAAAAGCAGTATCCTTCCAAAACATAGCCGATATATGTAATGTTTCCGTTGTTACAGCCAGACATAACCATAATGTATTACTACAAGTTGGATTAGTTTATTCTACAGAAATAAAAAGAGGTAAATTTGATATAGTCATAGATGAAGAGTACAAAAACCATCTTAAAAAAGAAGATGGTGGAAAAGGTTACTTAACTATGTCATTAGATACTTTAAATCACTTATTAAGTTTTGAAAATGTAAATGAGTTAAAACTTGAAATTAAAAAATTAATTTGGGCTGATGCTAAAGGAAGTAAGTTAGGTAAAAGAATACGATTTAAAAAAGACAATCTTATTTCTATACTTCCAGAATACATAAAGAAATCAAACAAGCGTACAGAAGCTTTTTTAAGAAGTTCTAAAACTTTATTTGATGTAAGTAATGACACAATAGATACAAAGCGTTATGAGACGAAAGAAACTATCTCAGAGAAATATACAGAACCAATTAGAATACAAATATCGAAATTCTTTGATAATACTGGTTGCTCTTTGAGTTCTAATTATAGTAAAGTGTTATCTCAGATAAATTTAGATAGATATAATTTATTTGAAGAAGATTTAAGAAGTAAATTAGACATGGAAAAAGATATTATTATAAATGACTTAGTTGGATTGTCGGTGCAGTATGGAGTTACTAGAGTTTTAGCAGCATTAGATTATATGTTTAATAAATATACAGTTGATGAAGAAGATATAAATTATAATGAAATACGTAATCCTGGTGCGTTTATAAGAACATTGATTGTTCAGAGCATAAATAAAAATGGAAGTTTAGCAATAGCAATTTAATATATGGAGTAGTTCAAAAAAAATGATTTTGGCTACTCCTATTAGTGTTTGTATTCAAATTATAAAATACTTAAATAGAGCTATAAAGAGTGTGAAATCTCTATTAGCTCTATTTTTTTATGCCTATTTTAATGAAATTATATACACAATAGAAAGTTTTTTATACATATTACTAATTTAATTTTCCAATAATAATATATATTTATTCAATTTATTAAGAAACTTATTAAAAAAAAATACTAATACATCAACAAGATGTTAATATTGAAATTTATATTTTATTTTATTCCTTACAATCACTTCGATTTATAGTTTTTTCTGACTTTCTAATTATTGGTTTTAATTATTACTTTTAATTTTTGTTTTAAATTCTGAAAAACATTTATTATTTATACTTTAATAAATTAAAAGACAAATAATATCGAATATATGTTCTTGAAATATCGAACAAAAAGAGTTATAATAATAATGTGCTAAAAATAATTGGTATATATCTTGTACACATAACAAGAACATATGTTTGTAAAATGGTTAATTGTTTATATTTCTATCTATTTTTTATGTCTTATACTATAAAGTTAAATATAAAATTAAGATAAATATTATTAATAATAAATAGTTTGAAAATTACAAAAATATGTCGATAGCTGGTAAAAAATGGAAGAACTACTTGGATAGAATGTATGTTACAATGTAATTAATTAAGTGTAAAGGGGAAGTATTTATAATAGGTATACTTTATTTTTCTAAGGGGGAAAGTTTATGTCAGAAGGAAAAATTAACAAAGAAAAATTAATGAAGCTAGGTAATATGCTGTCAGAATTAAAAAGGAATAATAAAGATAAATTTACAAATTATAAATCTGAAGTTGAGAAATATGAAAATAAAAAAAGAGGAGCATAAAATCCTCTTTTTACTTCCTATTTTCTTCCTCTAAAAAAACCTCAGCTACATTGTATAATCTTTTTTGTGCTTCTGGACTTAATTTACTTATCATTCTTAACATTTCTTTAATATCATCATCAAAATCCATATCTAAAGTTGGGTCTTGAAATATATCCCCTTCTCCTGTTCTTAACCAATTTTCGTTTACATTAAATTCTTTGCATATATCATTGATTATTCTATCTGTTAAATCTCTCCTACCTGTTTCTAGAGAGGAAATGTGGTCTTGAGATAGAAATAATTTATTTCCCATCTGTGTTTGATTCAGCCCTAATTCTTTTCTTAAAGTTTTCAATCTTTTATTCAATATTATCACCTCCCTCTTTAAAATATATTATCATATAAAATATGTCTTTGCAATAAAATTGATATAAAATATGTCAAAAACATATTACCTGTTGACAATATGCTAATGACATAATATAATTTAAATATGAAATGTCAAAGACATAAAAGGGAGTGATAATATTTGCATAAAAAAAAGATGAATCAAAAAGAACTTGAGTTATTAGGGAAAATGTTTTTAAAAATTAAAAAAATAGATAAACAGAAATTTGGAGAGTTAAAAGGTTCTGTTAAAACATCACTTGAATATGAAGATATTTTAGTTAATAAAGTTAGATAAATATACATATGGACATTGAAAACTGAATATTCGCACAAATAAAAAGTGCAACTATAAATTAAAAAATCTATCATTGCACTTTTTATTTTTAGAGGATATGATTTAATTTTGGTTAAATAAAGTCCATTTTATAGGACTTTATTTTTTTAATTCACTATTAGTATCATTTTGAATTTTTAATAATCCATCTATCTGGCTTAATACAAATTCTTTGTATTCATATTTCAATAATTTGTATTTTTCAAGTAATTGTTTATTTAGATAATCTGATTTATTTATGTCTTTTTCATCAACTTCATCATCCAATAAGTAATCTAATGAACAATTAAATACATCACATATAAGTTTTGCTTTTTGAATAGAAAGGTTTTTCGTCTTTCCATTTATTATATCAGATAGTGTAGAAGTTGGAATTTTAGTTTTAACAGAAATATCTGTTAATGTTAACCCACTATTATTTATTAAAAATTTTATCTTTTTTCCTATGTTCATATCAACATCCTCCTCTATAAATTTATGATAACATAATTTCGATAATCCGTAAAGAAGTTTATTAAAAATTTAAAAAACATGATAAATAGATTGACTTATTCGGAAAAACGGAATATAATATAAATATATCCGAAAAAACGAATAAAGAAGGTGGAGATTTATGTTCGTGAACTGGAAAATCGAAATGATTAAAAATAACATAACAGTTAAAGAAATAGCAAATATCCTTAACAAAGATGAAGAATTGGTGAAAAGCATTATAGACGGTCAACAGGAATTGTCAATAATTGATGGTGTGAAGATAAGGGAAATATTTTTTCCAAAATTATCTTTAGATTATTTATATTTAGAATAAGTAGACAATAATTAAAAAATAAATATGAAAGGAGATGGTTAGAATGAATAATTTAAACATCAAAGGAAGACAAAAATTTATGGATTTAGAAATACCAGTTATAGAAGGTGGTTTTGGTGAAGATAAAAAATGTATGACGGATAAGACTATAGCCGAGATGCATAATATGGAAACCAAGAATGTAAGAGCCAGAATAAATAGTAATATAGCTAGATTTAAAAAAGAAGTTGATTATATTGATTTAAAAGTTGCTTATGAGGTAAGCGACAATTTACAAATCTTGAAAGCACTTGGTTATAGTAATATGCAAATATCAAAAGCCGATAATATTTATCTTTTATCTGAAAGAGGATATTCAAAATTAATTAAAATAATGGATACTGATTTAGCCTGGGAAATACACGATAAAATAATGGATGAATACTTCAATATGAGAGAACATTTTATAGATAGTTATATGATTCAAGATTCTATTGAAAGAGCTAAAAGATGGATAGAAGAAGAAAAAGAAAGATTATTACTTAAAGAAACAATTCAAGTTCAACAACCTAAAGTAGAATATCATGATAAAGTATTAAATCCTGACAAATTAGTTACGACAACAGATATTGCGAAAGATTTAGGAATGACAGCACAAGCATTAAATAAATTACTACATTTAAACAGAATTATATATCCAGAAAGAATAAATGGTCGAATAAAATGTTGGAAACCATATAAAAATTATTTATGGTTGATACCTGAATATGCAGATTTTAAAATAACAGAACATGATACGCAGCTTAAATGGACTGAGATAGGTAGAAAATGGTTAATAGAATTTGTAGAGAACATTAAAAAAATAAGTTAAATCAAGAAGTTAAAATGTAACTTGAAAAGTAGATATTTAAAAATATAAAAGATAGGTGATTAAATGATAAAACAAATACTAAATAAAAGAGGTAGTCTATTAAATCTAGCAAGTGAGTATTTGACAGAACAAGACTACCTCAAGTTTCAAGGATGGTATACGCATAGATATAGTAAGCTGGATGCTTATGATGCTTCTATAAATGAATATTTAAATTATAAAAACGACAAAAAATTAATAACTTATGTATTTAATTTAAAATTTCAAGAAGCTCTCATAGAAATATAATATTACTAAAAATGGTGATTGAAATGAATTATAATTATGTAACTAAAATTGACTTGAAATATGGAAATACACAATTTGGATTTGAGAAATATAGTGATGCTTTAAATAAGTACAGAGAACTTAAAGAAGAATTTAAGTATGTTCCATGTATTATAAAACTTCATTCATATGTAGCACACCAAGATTTATATGTGAAAGAAATTAAAGCTGATGGTTTCGAAAAGAAATATTTAGATATTAAAAATTTAATAAAATTGTTTAAAGAACATAAACAAAATATATCAGATGAACTAAGTCTTTGTGATAAGAAAAAGGAAGAAGTATTACATGTAATAGAAGAAATGAATTTAGACACAGCTTCTTTAAATGATAAGATTGATACCATTAAAGAATTAAAAAACACTTTAGCTAAGAGAAGGTTGGTTAAATATGAACTAAATAAATACTTTGCCTTTTGTAATACATTATATGAAATTGAAGAAGAGTTAAAAAAATATGAATCTAAATATAAACAAAAAGAAAATCAAGGAAAAAGCAGATTCAAAAAAAATAAAAAATAGGTGATTAGATGGAAGAATATCAGTTTAACTTAATAAAAAAGCTTTGTGCTGAAAGAAAAATACATAAAGGTTGGTTTAGAAATATTGAAAAATGTGGTTGTGGAGGTAAATGTAATAAGAAAAATTGTAAGATGTTAGAAAAATTATAGGGAGGTACATATGGAAAATCAAATTGAATTAACAGAAAAAGATATAGAGAACACTTTAAGCGCTTTAAATATTATTAAATATATTTGTATAAAATCTAAACATTGCAAAAATTGTCCTCTTGGATATATGAAAAATCTTGATGAACATAATTGTATGCTATATGAATTAATAGACAGAGGGTTACTACCATGTGATTGGTCAGTAAAGAAAGTTACAAGATTGTTAGATACAATATGTGAATAAAATAAAGGAGTTGGTCGAATGGAGTTAGATTTCAGAATTTGGAATGGATTTAGAATGATGCATGGAGAAGAATTAAGATTATTAACAGAAGAGAAATTTATAAAAAGTGGGTATTCTGAACAGTACTGTAATGATATTTGTATACCAAGGGTAGAAGATTTAAAAGTAATGCAGTACATAGGATTAAAAGATTATTTTGGGAAAAAGATATTTCACTATGATATTATCAAATTCATATTTGATGGTGCTTGGAAAGTATGTTTAGTAAATTTATCTTTAACAAAAGGAGCAACAGTTACATTTGAAAGTATAGGTGGGAAATATACTTTTAATTTAAGTGAAATATTTTCAAAGGATAGAAAATTAGAAATCATAGGTAATTTTTATGAAAATAAAGATATAATCGAAAAATATAATCTTAGTATTTGAATAGGAGAAGAAAATGGATGAAATGATAATTAGGGTGAAAATGGGAGAACCATTACCAACACTAGGAAAGATAATCAAATGTACTACATGTTTAACTAATGAAGAGAAATGTTTTAAGGTTAATAAGATATGTAAATTAAGTTGGATTAACGATAGGGATAGTGAAGGGTTAATTGTAGAATGCAAAGGTAAATATATTAAATATTAATAAGAATAATGAAGTTAAAATCAAGATTTTAATAGGAGTGATTAAAAATGAAGAAAAATCCAATAAGAATTAAAAAATGTGACTGTGGTGGAGATATATATGAACTTAATACAAAAATAGGCATTATATATCAATGTAAAAATTGTGGAGAAATGTATAAATAAATCAATAAAATGTTGGGGCTGATGAGATGAAAGTTTGGATAGATGCAGGAGAATTTTTAGAAAATATTGAGTGTAAAGAACATATATCTGAATGCAGTTTGAGTGAAATGAAAAATATAAATAACCAAAGAGGTCAGGGAAGAAAAAATAAAAAAATAGAATGCTTTAATATTAAAACTGGAGAAGTTAGAGTATGTTCTGGGGGAATAGAAGCAAGTGAATATTTAAATGTTAGCTTGAGTTATATTTCTCGTTTAGCTAAAGAAAAAAAGATGAATAGTTATGGTTGGAAAGTGAGATATATTTAAGATATTACAGATATAGTTATTGAATGTAAATTACTAAATTAAGTAAAAATTAGCATAGCATGAATCTAAAAGAGTTTGAAAATTATGATAATAAAGGTGGGATTAAGAATGAGAAAAGAGGACTTAGATAAAAGAATATGTGATGTAGAACTTGAAGCAGATAACATACAAACGTACAGAGAGTTTATTGTTGAAACAGAGGAAGAAATAGGAACAGGTTCAGCAGACTTAGACAATATGACAGATGAGGAATTGACTGTGTACTTAGACTTTTTAGATGAATTATTATTGAAATAAAAAGCAGGAGGATATCAAATGGATTTTAATTTTAGAAAGATTTGTGAAAGAGATGAACTTACTGATGATTTTATTATAAAAATTTGTCAGTTATCACATGATGAGTTTGGAGGAACTATTTATGTACCATGTAATATTCATCCATGTGGTTGGGATGAATTAGAAGTGCCAAATCCAAAAGATTTAGATTCAGATGAATTAATAAGGGATTTCTTATTAGAGTATAAATTCGAATGTGAGAATATATCAGGAAATATTTATGATAACAACCATCCATTTATAGGCAAAACATTGAGAGAAATTCTTATGATAGTGGATTGTAAATTTATAATTGGTGTGATGTAAGGAGGAAATTAGTTATGGGAAATATAGAATTAACACCTAGAGATTATTTTGAAGATATTAAAAATAGAAAGCAAAAGAATACAAATGAAAATCTTGATATAGTATATGAAAATTCTTTAATTCTTTTAAATAAATATATTATAACTGGTCAAAAAAAGGGTGCTAAGAAGTTAATATTTTTACTTGAATGTATTGAAAAAGAAAGAAATGTGATAGAGCTGGGAATAGATACATTTGTGTATAAAGAAGACGTAGAAAAATATATTGATTATATATCTAAAAATACAGTAAAGATAATAGAACTCGAAAATTACGAAAGAGAGATACCTGATGAAATAGTAGAAGTTATAGAAAAAACAAAAGATATATTTGATAAAATGTATGTTTTGTTTACTGATTATACAGGTAAAATTACAAAGGAGATAAGTAAAGAGAGGAGAGATAAAGACCCAATATTATTTGGTGTTTTTTCAGATGAGAAAAGCAGAGCTATTGTAGATAGATTTTATTATCTTGGAGACTGGGAAGATGAGTATTGTGATTTAACATTAGAAAAAATGATAAATGATTATAAGAAAAAAGGAAAACAAGACATATCAAAGCATATAATTACACCTAAATCATTAGATGAATTAAAAAAAGAATTAGATTCTTTAGAAAAAAATAATGATACATATAAGCAGATTACCAATATAAAGCCATTACCTACAACAAATAACTCTAGTGCAGAACCACCTAAATTAAATATATTTAAAAAAATAAAAAATAGAGTATTTAAAAATGAAAAGTAATGTTGATTTAACAGAAAATAGGGATTTTAGAGATGTAAGAGTAAAAGGCATCAGTATTTTAGGTATTGAAGAGATATCAAATAGAATGTTGAGTGGTTTTAGTGATTTTGGAATTGGACATCTTTATGGTAAAAATTTGGAATTTGAATTTGATAGAAATGAAATATTTTTAACTGGAAATGCGAATGACAGAGAAGAAAAAGAGTTTCTTATGCTTTGTGAAGAAAATAAGGTTTGTGTTAGATGTGGAGATGAATTAAGAGAAGGATGGAACAAGATAAGCATAGAGTTATGTAATAAATGTTATGAAATATTAGATGTTGAGTATGAAAATAAAAAGGTAATTCGAGAGTTATTTTTTAGAGATAGAGATGTGAATGCAGAGTTATTTTAGGAGACAGATAAGAAAATAAATAGAGGAGGAATTTATATGCAAAAAGATGTGTGGCTATATAGTTGGGATGATGAATATTTTGCAAGTGATGAATACGAAAGTAAAGAGGAAGCTATTGAAGCAGCTAAGGAAGAACTTAGAAGGTTGGGGGAGTTCGGTAGATTAGTTTATGTTGGTCAAAAAAAGGAGGTTAATATACCCGACATAGATGCAGGAGAAGCACTAGAGCGTGTTCAAGATAAAATTGATAATGAATTTGGAGGGTATGGAGAAGATTGGTTTGAAAATATACGTGTTGAAGATATATTGATACTAGAGAGTAGGATAAGCGAAGTATTTAAAAAATGGATAAATGAATTTGGATATAAACCATATTGGTTTGTTGTTACAGATACAGAGGAAATAGAACTAAAAGATGCTATTAATGAAAACTAGTATTTTCAGTGATGACAACAGTATGACAAGAATAATGAGTATATAAAGGAGTGATGTTTATTAAGAGTTTTAGATGTATATTAGGACACATGTTTTCAAGGGTAAAAGATTGTTACTTGATTACAACCAGAAGTCAGCAGTATACTTGTAAGATTTGGATGTGTAAATATTGTGGACAAATTGTAGCTGGTTCAACTCCTGTTTATCATCCTAATATAAAAGTTAATGAGTATTGTATAAAGTGTGAGTTTTCGGCATGTGCAAATAATTATGAGGGATATTGTAACTCTAAAGATAAAGAAATTGAATTTAAGTCTTTTTGCTTAGAAGGTAATAAAGAGATTTCGCAGTGTAAAAATTTTGATTTGGAATAAAATTTAAATTAAATAGGAGGATTTTAAAATATGAAAATAAATGTACGTGTTAAAACTAATAAGATTGGTTCAGACTGTGAGCTGGAGCTTGAAATAGATGATGATGATTTAAAAAATATGTCTGATGAAGATAGAGAGGATTATATAGATAAAATTGCATGGGATTATGTTTTTGAAAATCTTATAGATTGGAATTGGTATGAGGTTGAAGATTAAGTTAAAACAATAATTTTAATTATTTATAAAGGAGGATTTAATGTGAATAAAGATAATTTAGAAACAATTATAGAAGGTTATAAGGTATTTAATCCAGATTGGACTTGCAGAAATTTTAAATATGAAGTAGGTAAGACTTATGAACATGATGGAGATATAGAAGTATGTGAAGCTGGATTTCATTTCTGTCAAAAAGCAATTGACTGTTTTAACTATTATTCTTTTGATAATAAAAATAAAGTTGCTAAAATTGAAGCAATAGGATTAATTAAGACAGATGGTGATAAATCTGTCACAAATAAAATTACAATAGTGAAAGAAATTGAATGGGAAGAATTATTAAATATTGTAAATATAGGGAATAACAATACAGGATATGGTAATACAGGAAATCGTAATACAGGATATTGTAATTCAGGAAATTGGAATGAAGGATGTTGGAATACAGGAAATTATAATACAGGATATTGTAATTCAGGAAATTGGAATACTGGAAATTATAATACAGGAAATCATAATACAGGATATTGTAATTCAGGAAATTGGAATGAAGGATGTTGGAATACAGGAAATTATAATACAGGATATTGTAATTCAGGAAATTGGAATACTGGAAATTATAATACAGGAAATCATAATACAGGATATTGTAATTCAGGAAATTGGAATGAAGGATGTTGGAATACAGGAAATTATAATATAGGGAATTGTAACTCAGGAGATTGGAACATAGGAGATTATAATGCAGGTGTATTTTGTACAGACGTTCCAAAAATTAGGATGTTTAATAAAGAAACCGATTTAACATATGAGGATTGGATGAATAGTGAGGCACGAAATATTTTAAAAAGAAATAGTTATTTAACAAAATGGATTCGCATTGATGACATGACAGAAGAAGAAGAGAAGAATAATCCAGGATATGAAATTAATAATGGTTATTTAAAGGTGTTTACATTTGAGGAGATGTGCAAGAACATGTGGGATAGCTTAACTGAGGAAGAAAAGAAAATTATTATGGAAATACCAAATTTTGATAGGGGTATCTTTAAAGAAATAACTGGAATAGAGGGACTTTAAACTAAAAATAAAGGAGTATAGCATAGTGGATAAAGAAGAACATACAGATTGTTATGGTAATTGTAAAGAATGTGATGAATATCATAAGATGCTATGCAATTCATTATATGAGGAGGATTAGAAATGGCTAAATATGATTTATTATTAGAATTGAATAATATTTTGTCTAAGATAGAGAAGTATTGTGATAAAACGATTAAAAATAATAACGATAAAGAATTGAGAACCTGCACTAATTGCGAATTTGCTTATTATGGTAGTTATGTTGAAAGCGGATGTGTTTGTACAGATATTGAAGGATTTGGCATACATGATATGGTAAAAAGAATTATTGAAAAAAATAAAGAAAAGATTGATTTAGAAAGAAAAATAAAGTATCCAGCTATATATAAACATTTTAAAGGCGGATTTTATACAGTTATGGGAATTAGTAAGGCTGTTACTGGTGATGAACTTGATAATATATTTAAAAATATGGGATGCATAAACAGACTGGATGTACTTGAATATAGATTTGGTTCTAGGCATACAGAAACTAAGGAAAATGTAATTATATATAGAGACAATAAAGGCAATTTATATCATTATAAAGATGTTGACAATAATACGAATTTAGTAATATATAAAACTTTATATGATGGAAGTGGAGCTTATGCAAGACCTATTGAAATGTTTTTATCTAAAGTAGATAAAGAAAAATATCCTAACATTGCTCAAGAATATAGATTTGAAGAGGTGTAAATATGCCAACATTTAATAGATATAAAATGGAAGAGTTAATTGGATTACAGGATGAAAGATGGAGAAATGAAGAATTCAGAAATAGACGCTTAGCTGAGTTAATTTCTAGAAATATTACATACTACACTTCTAATCCTACAATTATTGACCAATTTGATAATGAGCTTAGAGGGATAGCAAATAAATTTGAGAGATGGAATATGAGACATTTTTTTGCTCAACTTACCCCAATAAAAAAAGTTGAAAGAGGGGATGTGACAAGAAGATATTTAAATCCACATTACTATACCCCTGATGAATTTAATTTCAACAATATTGCAAATGATACAGAAAAACTGTATCTAGGAATAGAATTAGAAATAGATAAAGGTGGTAAAAATGAAGAAAATGCAAAATTTATTCAAAATTTCTTAGGAGAAAAAAATTGTTATATAGTTAAAGATGGAAGTTTAGAGGATGGGTTAGAAATAGTAACACATCCTTGTACATTACAATATCACAAAAAATTAGCATATAAAGATTTATTTAAAAGATTAGAAGAAAAAGGATATAAGTCTCATGATACAAAAACTTGCGGATATCATGTACATGTAAATAGAGATTTTTTTAGTACTGATTTAACAATACAGGATTTATGTATTACGAAGATTTTATATTTAATAGAAAAATATTGGGAATATGTTAAAGCAATAGCTAGAAGGAATTCAAATCAGTATTCTCAAAGGTTAGGTATCAAAGACAATGAAAGTATGTTTGAACTTTTAATTAAAGCAAAAGGAAATAATTATAGGTCTAAATATAATGTAGTTAATTTAGAGCATGATGAAACAATTGAATTTAGAATGTTTAGAGGAACATTGAAATATGAGACCTTTATAGCGACTATGGAGTTTATATATAATTTAGCTTACATATGCAAAGACACATCTTTAGAGAACATACAAAATGTAGAATTTCAAGACATATTAAATGTTTGTCAATCAGAGTATTTATTAGAGTATTTTAATAGTAGAATTGAAAATATGAAAAGTACAATTGATTCAGAAGATGAATATAAAATAAGCCCAAGAAGAGAGTTATTTTTTACTGATGAATGGTCTCTTTACTCTAATGGAAGACGATAGATATAATAGAATATTAAATAAAGATTAGAAGAGGTATAAATGTGAGTGAAATCAATAAGAAAGAAGTAAATGATAAAAAGATTCATCTCTATGGAGAAGAGATATCTATTCCATCTAGATTGTGGTTTTATTTTAATAAATGGTTGGAAACTAGTAAAAATAAAATAAGGAGGGATTAGTTTGAATATAAATAAATTAAAAAAAATAAAAGAAAGAGAAGCAAAAAGATGGAATATAGAAAAAATTACTAATAGGATAAATGACCATATGAACATTCAGGATGATATAGAAAAATTGGATAAATTTGAAACACCAGTTATTAGTAAGGAGGTAGATTTTTATTTATTGAAAATAGGATTTCAATATGAAAGGAATAATGGAAGGAATGCCTTAGTAGGAATTAAGGATATGCGTCATATATCAATAAGTAAAGTTAATTCTAACTTATTATCAATAGATATACATAAATTTATTAAACAAGAAAATGGAAAACTTAGTGAATTTAAAGCACATGAATATATAGAAAAGTAATTAAAACAAATGTTTTAATGTGATTTTACCTAGTAGGTACAAGGAGGTTTTTAATGAAAGAGCTTTTAGAAGTAAAAAAAATATTTGATAGTTTAGCATCTACATCTAGTAGAAAAGAAAAAGAGAGAATATTAGAAAAATATAAAAATAATAGAATGTTTGTTGAATGTTTACAATTTCTGCTAGATTCAAATATTCTCACTGGAATATCTAAGAATAAAATATGTAAGAATCTAAATAATACTAGTCATAATGAATTAGAGAACATATATGATATGCTTGACTATTTAATTAAGAATAATACTGGCAGAAATATAGATGTAAAAACAATACAAGTATTTGCCAGTAAAGATGAAAAATTAAAAGATTTTATTTTTAATTTAGCTACAAAATCAATTAAATTAGGAATAACATATAAGACTGTAGACAAAATAATGCCAGGTTTAATTATCTAATAAATTTTGTATTTTTTACCAAAAACTATTGAGAACATAGAGGTTATATGATATAATAAAAATATATTGAGAACAGAGAAGTTAAAAAAGGGGGCAATGAGATGACTGACAAAATAATAATAGCAAGTGTAGATGGAGAGGAAATGATATTTAGAACTGAAATGAAAAAGTTAGAAAAAGGAGATAGTCTTATAGTTTCTGTAAATGGTGTAAAAAGATTAGCTCTATTCATTAGGTATATAAGTACTTGTGAAGAATATATAGAAGATATAGCATTTCAAAAAGTAGATGAAATATTATATGAAAACACAATTGCCAAAGAAAAAGAAAGAGTTAAAAAGGTATTTAAAGATAAGTGTATGAAAAATTATAAACCTATTGTTAATACAGAAATAGACTCTTATTTGAGAGAATGTGGTTTCAATTGTGATGGTAGACAATTTTTCAAAAGTATAGACAATACACAAATTTTAATTAGCAGGGATTGTGATAAAGATGTTTTGACTGTATCGAAAGGTTTGACAATAACTAAAACAGATATAACAAATAAAAATTTAATTACAGTTATTAAAATAATAAATAATAGTCTATTAATAGTTAGGTAATAGAAATAAATATTTTTATAATAAAAGGGAGTGATTTAATGATAGGTTGGGAAATGAATGAAATGCAAAATGCAATATGGAATAATAAATATAGAAATAATAATGAAACTTTTGATGAATGGCTCAATAGAGTGTCTAATGGAGATAAAGAAGTAAAACGGTTGATACAAGAAAAAAAATTCTTATTTGGAGGAAGGATATTAGCTAATAGAGGATTACAGAATGATGGAAGAAAAATAACCTATTCAAACTGTTATGTTTTAGCAACTGGTGATTCTATTGAAGATATATACCAAACATGTAGTGATACTGCAAGAACCTTTTCTTATGGAGGAGGGGTAGGAATCGATATATCTAAGTTAAGACCTAGAGGAGCAAAAGTCAATAATTCAGCTAAATCTACAACTGGTGCAGTTTCATTTATGGATACATATTCCTTAGTTGCTGAAACAATAGGTCAAAGTGGTCGTAGAGCTGCTTTAATGATATCTCTCGATATTAATCACCCAGATATTGAAGAATTTATAAATATTAAAACAGATTTAAATAAAATTACTAAAGCTAATATATCTGTAAGAATAACAGATGAATTTATGCAAAAAGCTACAGGGATAGATTCAAATCCAATGTATAATTGTTCTTTTACAAGAGAAGAGACTGGTGAAATTATAGTTAAAGAAATAAATGCTAAAGAACTATTTAATAAACTATGTGAAAATAATTGGAATTATGCAGAACCAGGAATTTTATTTTGGGACAAAATAAATAATTATAATTTATTGAGCGAGGATGATGAATTTGAATATGCAGGTGTAAATCCCTGCGCCGAAGAGCCGCTTCCAGCAGGTGGTAGTTGTCTTTTAGGCTCATTTAACTTAAGCGAATATGTTAAAGAAGATAAAACTTTTAATTATAATGATTTTAGAAAAGATATAAAAATAGTAGTAAAAGCAATGAATAATGTTTTAGATGAAGGTCTACCTTTGCATCCATTGAAAATCCAAAAAGATACAGTTAGAAATTACAGACAAATAGGTATTGGAGTTATGGGAATAGCTGATATGCTCATAAAAATGAATGTAAGATATGGTTCAGAAATGGCCATTGAATTATGTAACGTGATAGGTAAATGTTTAGCAGATGAAACACTAAAACAATCAGCCTTATTATCAAAAAAATATGGTACATATCCAAAATATAAAGAATGTATTTTAAAATCAGAATTTATTCAAGAAAATGCATCTCATGAAACACTAGAATTAATAAAAAGATATGGTCTTAGAAATTCACAACTTTTAACAATAGCTCCAACTGGAAGTATATCAACTATGCTAGGAATATCTGGAGGAATAGAACCAATCTTCGCCTTTTCTTACACTAGAAAAACTGAAAGTTTACATGATAAAGAGAAATATTATAAAGTTTACACACCTATAGTTAAAAAATATATGAGAGAAAACAACATTGAAGATGAAAATACACTTCCTGATTACTTTGTAACAGCAACAATGCTAACTCCAAAAGAACGTATTTTAATGCAGTCAGCATTTCAGAAACATATAGATGCAAGTATCTCATCTACTGTAAATTTACCTAATGAAGCGACGGTTGAACAGGTCGAAGAATTATATTCATTAGCATGGGTCAATGGATTAAAAGGATTGACAATATATAGAGCTGGTTGTAAACGTGAAGGAATTCTTACAACTAATGCTATAGACAACACACAAGAGCTTAAGAGAGGAGATTGGAAACCTGTATCAAATGATGCTGTTTTGTATAAGAAAGAGTTATATGTTGGATGTGGTAAATTAATTTTATTTATATCTTATTCCGAGACAGAAGAAGATATACAAGAGTTATATGTAACAAAGGCTGGTTCAGGCGGGTGTGAAAAACTTCTTGTGACTGCAACAATTGCAATGTCTGGGATGCTTAGACTTGGGGGAACTTTAGATAATATAGAAAAGGCTTTAAGAGGTGTTAATACTTGTCCTAGTTTTGCTACAAGTAGAGCGAAAGGAAATATATTAGACAGAGGAAATCATTGTGGCATTACTATTTTAAATGCTGTAAAAGATTTTCTTAAGGAAAAACAGGGAGAAAAAATAGAAGAATCTAAAGAATATGAGCCAAAATGTCCTGAATGTGGGTTAAATATTCAAATGATGGAAGGATGTATGACTTGCCCTAATTGTGGGTGGAGTAAATGTAATTAAATTAAGAGGGATTATTCCCTCTTTGGAGGTGAGTTAAATGGAGTTTAGTGAACAAATTATAAAAATTTTAGATAATTTAAGTGATAAAGTTGGGATGACTATAGACTGGTCTAATACTAATGTAATTCCATATTTACAAACATTAACTACTAAATATATTAATTATGAGATAGCTACAAGTGTGTTTTGGATAATTATATGTGTAATTGGAGTAATTCTTGGTATTTTATTGATTTATATGGATTGGAAATATGATAACGGGTTTATAGTTCCTGGTTTGTGTATTACAATACTTTCTTTCTCTTGTATATTAATTCAATCAAAAGATGTAATAACTGCAAAGATATTTCCAGAAAAAATTGTAATTGATTACTTACTTGAAATAAAAAATAATATTTAGAGGATGATTGTTATGACCAAAAAAGAATTTACTACTAAATTTCTTAAAGAGCAGCAGAGAAGAATAAAGGTTTTATATTATGAAGTTGAAAATTTCAAGATGGATAGAAGGTTTAATGAGAGGAAAAAGTCTAGGAGACATTAAAATGTTTCTTTTAATATAAGGAGGAAGTAGCTATATGTATTTTGAAACGGACATTATAAAAAATAAGAATACTGTAAATAAAATAATAAAATATTGTGGTGGAAATACTGAAAAATTGAAAGATTGGCTAAAAGAAATAGAAAATAAAAGTATCAGTAGTTTAGAAGAATTAAAAGAATATCCATTAAAAAGAAATTATAAATTTGTATTTTCCAAAGAAGAAGCTCCTAATTTAGATAAGCTTATAAAAATGAAACTAAGAGATAATTATTTAGAAAAATGTGAGATTTGTAGTTTAGAAAATCTCTTAAGTATGCTAAATGATGAGATTTTAGATTTAAATAAAGAAGATATCTCTTATGAAGATAATATTGAATGGATTGAAAATTGTAAAGAAGAACTAATTAAATTAAAGGTAGGAAGTATTTGCATAGATTGGTAGAAAAATAAAGGAGTGATACTGTGAGATTTTGGTGTGAGAATTGTAATAAATACTTCAATTTAGAAGAAACATTGCAAGAATATAATTATTTCTTAAATGAAGATATAGTAGTATGTTCTAGTTGTAAAAGAGATTTAATACCTATAAATAGGGAAACAGAATTATCATTAGGTTTTGATAGTGATACAAACCAATTAACTTATGTTGAATATGATTCTAGTGATTATAGTTTACTTAGAAAGGTAAATGCAGATATTGAAGATGTAGTAAAACCTATAATACATTACATAAAAAGTTTAAATAAAAATAGTTTAGATTTAAATGGGATTACAATAACAATGAATGGTAATAGAGAAGGAAAAAGACTTGATGGATTAAATTATGAAGAAGGAGTGGTTATGGACAATTTGATAAATGCATGGAATGGATTTTGCAAATTAAAAAGACAGTATCCTTCTGAGTTAGGAGATTTTCAAAATGCTATACATCAAGCTCAACAAGTATTAGGGTTAAGAGTTTTAAGAAATGATTATCCAGAAGGTTGGATTAAAAAATAAATATAATAAGGAGTCAAACCATGTCTACAAAAACTATATTAAAAAATATAGATATAAAAGATGAGAAAGTAGCAGAAAGACTAATATCAGCTTTAGAAGAATCAAAAAGTAAACAAAATTCAAATGATAAGGTTTTAAAGTTATATTATATTGCAGAAGAATTAATTTGCAAAGGAGAATTTGTACATTTGTATATGCATAAAGTTTGTACTGAAAAAGAAGCTAAAGACTGGATGGATAGAATGAAAAAAGAGTCTATTAAACAATTAAAAGTGACTGAAAAGGATATTAAGTCTTCTTGGTACCATGAAATTGAATTATCTAAATTAGAGCTAACTGAGTAAATTTAATAAGGATGATATTATAAAAAATCAATAGAAGGAGGTCTTAAATGACTAAATACAAAATAAAAGCTGGAGATAATCTTATAATTCATCAATCTAAAAAACATGATATTAATTGGACTTTAGTTCCAGAAGATGATATTACAAGATGGATGTTAGAAAAAGTTTTAGAAGTAGTTAAAGAGGGGCAATATGATGTTTCTATTGAATGTATGAGTTTAAATATTGGAGAAATAGAATTAAAAAATATTACACTAATAATATTTGGAAGTGGAAAAATTATTTTAAGAAATGAAGAGATTGAAATATCTGGATATTATAAAGTGAATAGAAGAGAAAGTAAAGAAAACTAATTAGAAGACAAATTTTATAAAGAAAGGGGAATTAAATAATGGCTAAATATAAAAAGAAACCAGTTGTTATAGATGCAGAGCCATATAGAAAAGGATTAGAGGATGGGATAGAAGTACGATTTACAGATATGACAGGGGTTTTGCTACCATCTGTAAGGTTTGAATTAGATTGTTGAAAAAAACTAGAGGATTTTAGAACGAGATATGAGAAAGAATTTATAATTGTGAACATACTTCCTTACATAAATACATTAGAGGGGAAACACTTCATAACAAATACTGATATGATAATCACAGGAGTGAAGGGTGAAAGATATCCTTGCAAGAAAGAGATATTTGAAATGACTTATGAGTTAGTAGATTAGTTATTAAAACAACAGTTACAACAGTTTTAACCGGAATATAAATTTTAAAATGAAAGGAAAGGAACAAATATAATGAGTTCTTTTAAGAAGTCGATAAAATCAGAGGATACAAAAAAATTAAATGATAAAACAATAAAACCCTCAGAAAGAATCTTTAAATATGAAATAAAAACTAAGGAAAATATATTGTATCTTGGCTCGGAATTATTCGTTTATGAAGAAGATGCTGGGGAGTTATTCTTAAAAAAAACTGTATTGCTGTATAATAAAATATTTAAGAAACTTGTTAATGATTATATTTATAGATTTGGCTTTGGAGAAAGGGGGGATTATTAGAATGTATGATGATTTAGAGGAATGTATTATGATTTTAATAAAAAATAAAATAGTAGAGCAATATTCTAAAAATAGTGAGATTAAAGAGATGAGACAAGAAATAATAAAACTTGAAAGAAAAGGCAATGTTGTTATAGATGTCTAGGGTTTTAATAGGTGAGGTGATATGTATGGGATTAGATTTAGGTTTTTATTCAATAAAAACAAAAGTTACAGATTTAGATACTTACTTAAATAAAACAAGAATACAAAAGTATCAAGAACTAAATAAGAATGAAGACGAATTTTATAAATTTGAAGAATTATTAGATATTGACATAGCTTTAGAAGATTGGGCAATTATTCGTATGATGAATAAAGCTAAATCTGAGAAATATGAAAGCTATGAAGATAAAGCTATACTTATTACAAAAGAAGATTTGAAAGATTATATAATCCCTTTTCTTAAACAAAAAGATATAAATTCTAAAATATTTAATAAAGATATAGAATTCTATTATAAAAACGATGAAAAAATGACAATAGACAAATTATATCCAAAAGAATTTTGGGATTTAGTATTAAAAGAATTTCAAGAAATGTTAAATATAATTGATTTTGAAAATCATAGTTTAGTTATTATGTACTCGTATTAAAATACAGGATTTAATATCAAAAAACTTAGTGCTAGTTTATAGTAAAAGTTTTGGAATATGTTAGAATGAATATAAGTAAAAGGATGATACAACTATTATTTGGAGGTAAATATGTGTAAATTTTGTGACAGTATAAAAGATATGAAAAAACATGAAACTAGAAGAGTAAGAATTTCTTCTGTTGGAGTTAAAGGGAAAGATACTACTTATGAGAGTGCAGAGCTTTTAGACCAGGAAGATTGTTTTGATATTAGTTTTTATAAATTTAAAGAAGGGAATATAAATTTATCAGTAGAACACAATTTAATAGTCAAAGACTCAAATCAAAATATAAAGTTAAATGTGGATAGATTTGCAGGAGGAATACCATTTAAATATTGTTTCTTATGTGGGGAAAAATTAAGTAGTGAAAGTATTGATTTTGAGAATTACATAGACAATTTGATGATTTTAGAAGAATAGGATTTAATTAAAAATGAGTGTATTAATAATATAAGTGTAAATTAACTTATATTATTAACATGAAATTATTATACTAGGAATTATTATTTCACAGTATTGAAAATATAAAATCTAAAATGAAAAAAGTAGTTGATATGATAAATTTTACATGGTAAAAGCATGGTAGTTGGTGCATTTCATTAAGTGAAGATAAAACAGAATTTAGGTTACTAGGAGTTGAAATACTAAAATAAATATAGGAGGGGAATTATGTTTTATACATTTTGTCAAAATAATAGTGGAGGATATCTAATCAGAAATGATGTAGTAGATGAATATGTAATAATAGAGGGTAATTCAGCAAATGACATAAAAAGGAAAGCGAACAAACTATTCAAAGGCTATTCCGAATATTGTCAATGTTGTGGAGAACGTTGGAGTTATTTATTTAGTGATTTGGATTTAGACATCGAACCTAAAATATATGATAAAGCAGCAAACGAATATAAATCTGATTATAGTGGAGGTAAAAAGATTATAATACATTATGATAATGGCAGAGTAGAATCCATTGAAATTCCAAGAAAAACTCCTGAGCCAATAGATGATAATATATATAGGTTTATAAATGAAAAGAATAAATTATGTATAAAACAGTATGAAGAAGAATTTGTATTCCCTCAAGATATAAGCGTAGAAATGAAATCAACAGAATCTACGGCTACACGAAAAGGTGCAGGTGCAATTAGTATCTTTACAGGTTATGAGATAGTATTTAGTAAAGAGGATATAAGCAGCAATGCAATTCATTTTAATCAAGGGGCGAAAGAAATACATAAAAAGTCAGTATTATTCAAAAGGATAGTTGATTATATAAGGAACTATAATAATATAATATCTGCTATAGAAAAAGCAATAGAGAATTCAGATGAAAAAGAGAGATATGCAACAGAACATATAAAAATAGTAGCTAACATAATTAGATTAACCGAAGAAAACAATATCGAATTTAATATAATTGAAGCGGAAGAATTTAAGGTAATTAAAGCAAAAGTGGTGTTTAAGTAACATAATACTATAAAATCTTATTTTAAATGGAGGGTGTTATGAACAATATAATATATGAACTTTTAGAATGGCTAAAAGGAGAAAAATTCACAAATGTAGATAAAATATCTACAACAATGACAGAACAACAAGAGGAACTATATAAGTATGAGTTAGCAACAAACAGAATGATAGATAGTACAATTAAGAAAATAGAACTCTTAACAGAAGGAAATACGAAAGAAAATTGTGATATGGTTGTTTCCAAGGCATTTTTTGATGAGATAAAAAATGATAGAGACAGATTTTATAACTTATATCATAGCTTATCCAAAGAATACAGATATTATGAAATGAATGAAAGGAAAAGAATAGATAGGTTATTAAAGGAACATGAATTTTTAATGACATTATGCTTAAGATATGAAAAAGAAAATCAAGACTTAAATAAAGTAATAAATCGTAATTGTGGAGATTAAATGCTCTAGAATTGGAAGTTCAGCACCTTATAGTATTAATGAATATAGTGCTATGATTATATTTAAATAATTTAAATAGGAGGTAAATATATGAAGGACATTTTAGGAAGAGAAGTTCAAGAAAATGATTTAGTAGTAGTAAAAGGTACTGGTAGATACAATAAGGGATTAAGAGTTGGTTTAATTAGAAATAATTCTGTGAAATTTGAGGACAATAGCATAGCAACTTACACAGAATTATTTAAAATAGTTAATCCAGCAACTGATGAATCAATCATAAAAGAAAATATACTAAAAAAAGAAAGAGAGCAAGAAGACACTAAAAGAAAGAGAGAACAAGAAAGAAAATCTAAAAGAGTAATACCTAAAAAAAATCTTGAATTAGGTAAATTATATTTAGATGATAGAGGTAGAAAAATGTATTACTTAGGGATAGGAATTGTAACTAAGTATGAAGATGAATGGGATAATAGATGGAGAAATGAGAAAATAATAGGAGAGGGTTTAATAGTTGTTCATGTAGATGATTTTACTGAAAGACATTATGGAATAAATTTATGTTATGACCTTGCTAAAAAAGGTATAGATGTAAGAAAGACAATACCTAGGTTTGTTGAAGATTTAGGTAATCAATTTGATATTAGTGGTAGAGTAATAGAGCTTTTAGAAGAAACAGAGAAGCCCCAAAATATGTATAGTTTCGCAGGACAAAAAAGAAGAAAAATCTTGATAGAATTAAAAATTAATTAAAATCTTAATTTTAATATGATAGGAGGAAAATATGGAAGATTGTTATGTATTTGAAGTTATAGAAAATTTCACTGATGAAAGAATCCATTTTGACTATGAAAATACTCACTTTTGTAAGGGGGATAAATTTATTGGACATATAAGTAAAAGTGGCAGTGGTGGAGATGTAGTAGTTAAAATGTTTTGTTTAGAAATTATTAATATACCTTTAAATCTGGTAAAAAAGATTTATAAGGTAGAATTTAAAGAAGTAAAATAATATTTATATGAGAAAGGTAAATTTAATATGTGTAAATTTTGTGAAAGCATAATTGATACGACAAAAGATATATATCTAGCCTCAAGAAATAGGTTAGGAAAAGATAACTCTTGTGAAATATATGATTATGATATGGAAAAATCTGTACAAGAAATCATAGATAATATAAGTAATAACTAAATAATTTAATGTGAGGTAAATATGAAAGGTTTAATGTATTTTCTATTTCATAGAGGTTGGATAATTGAAGAGTATAAAAATGATTCTACTAAGTTAATAGCAATATACAATAAAGATAAATTTATCTACCTTGAAATTGAGAAAGAATTAGGAGTGGCTAACTATTATAAGACTAAATGGATAGTTAATGAAGAAGTATATACTATTAGTTCAAATGGAAATGAGAAATTCATATTTAAAGAATTATTGAAATTAGGATTTAAATAATTTAGGGAAAGAGAGGTTACTGTAATGGTATATAGAAAAAACGATATGATATGTCCTAATTGTGGAAACAAAATGAAAGAATTAATGATATATGAGCATCATGTAAAATGTCTTAATTGTAATTATGAAGAAAAAGATATTTATGTAATTAATCAAGGAAAAAGTAAAATATAGATAAATAAATTTGGAGGTAAATAAAGTGGTTATAATTTATAAAAATTCAAATGGAGATACAAGAATAGCAAAAAAAGATGTTAGTTTTAAAGAATTTCAAGAGGCGAATGATATGCATATACAAGATGTTAGAAATATTATGAATGAATTAGCTTTAAAATTAATGGTCACTGGAGCTACACATGATTATACTAAAAAATCTGATGAGAAATTATTTTACAAAAACTTTCTATCAACTATAAATAATAATACAGATTTTGTTAATGATGAATGGTATCAATTACATATAAAAAATGAGAGACATCATTTATTGTCAAGATGTCCAGAAGATGTTAATCTGATAGATATTTTAGAAATGATAACAGATTGTGTATGTGCTGGTATGGCTAGAAGTGGTGATATAAGACCAATTGAAATAGATGATGATATTTTAAATAAAGCTTTGGTAAATACTACTGAAATGATTAAAAATATGATAAATGTAAAATAAAAATAATAAGTGAGGAGATATTCAAAATGAATAAAGAAATTAAAAACTATATGACAGCAGTAAACTATTTACTTGATAACTTAGAATATATGATGGAGGATGAAGAATTCGATAATGAAAAGTTACAGAAAAGAATTGATGTAATTAGAAAATTTGAAAGAGAGTTATAAGATGGGACAAGTAAGAATAGCCAAACATAAAATTTTAGCTGATGCTTTAGTATGGCTAGGATTTGAATGTGAAAGAAAGGAAAACGGACAATACATACTTAAAAGAGATAGTAAATTTGATAGAGCATGGAAAGATTTACATTATTTAAGAGCTAACTAGTGTTTTACTGGAGGGCATTATGGAATATAAAAGAAAAATAAAAAATGGAGAAATAGATACTGAAGATTATAGGCTTTTTAAGAATATTCAAAAAGAAAAAGATAGAGTATATGGTAAGTACATTAATGAGGAGTACATAATGGAAGAATTTATAAACTACTTAAGATTAGAAGATAAAGATTATACTACAGAAATATTAGAAAGATATGCACGATATATTGATGAAAATTTAGATAATCGTTGTCCATATTGTGTATATAATATTTGTAGTGAACATGATAATTGTTTTGATGGGATACTCGAAAATTTAAAAGAAAGAATCAAATAAATATTTTAATATGAATTATTTAATGGGGAGTTGAGAAAAAGTGGATGAAGTTGAAATAAGATGTCCTTATTGCAATAGTAGCGATGTAGAACACATAGGTTCTTTAGATTGTGAAATAAATCTTGATGGAGGTGGAGAACATTCGAGATATAGATGCAGCAATGAGAGTTGTGATGAAATTTTTTATGTAATAATGATAGTGGATATTGCTGAAATCCAAGTTGGAAAAGAAAGACATGTAGATTATAAAGTTATTTATAGTAAATAATTTTATTTAAGAGGTAAGGTTATGGAATTAATAAATGGAGTTAGAGGAAGTGGAAAAACTACAGAATTAATAGAATATGCATACAGAAATAATGCACTTATATTATGTCATTCATGTGCAAATTTGAATTATATAATTGAAAGAGCAAAGGAATTAAAACTGGATATAATCAGACCAAGAATATTTAGAACTTATATAGAATCTAATCATAAAATAGAATATCTGAAAACTATAAATGGTAACATCATTAATAATATTTCTAATGTAAAATTAGTCATAGATGATATAGACTGTTGTTTAAAATCTATTATTAGAGAAGGTATAGATTGCGTTACTGGAACAATTCAAGTTAAAAACTTAGATAATCATATCAAATAAAATCTTTTACAACAAATCAAAATTTCTAAAATAAATTCTTATTTATAATTCAATAAAAATTAAGGAGTGAGGCTATAGTGAAAAAATTTTTATTAATAGGGTTATTAGGAACAGTGTTAATAGGCATGTCTGGATGTACTGAGATACAGAAAGATTCTAAAAACAACACAGAAAATATAAAGACATCTGTAACTGTAAGTTTATATTCTAATAATGGTGAAATATTTAAAAAATATGCAGATAAAAATATGAAGGTCAATCATAGTGACAGTGGAACTGTAATATTATATTTTAGTGATAAAAAAGTAACTACGTGTAATGTTCCAGTTGTAATAGAGGAAAATTAAATGTTTAAAGTCTTAAAAACAATTCTTATAATAATTTGGGTAGCAGATATTTTAAACTTCCCACAATTTCAATTCTTAGATACAACATATCCAATTAATACCTTAGCATGGTTATTAATCTGGATTCTTATACCTTCGAGTAGTGTGTATGTCAATAAAGAAGAATAAAAGAGAGGGGTATTGATATGATTGTACGTAAAATTGATGATATTAGTTCATCTAAAGTAATACAAGTCATAGAAGTAAAATTTACAAGAGGAGCTGGAACAAAAGAAGATTTGGCAAGAGAAGTTATTCAATATTGGAGTTTTAATGGATTATTATTAGGGGAATATGACCCAGTTAAAAAGTAATTAAAAGTATTATTTTAAGGAGATTAAAGATGAAAAAAGTAGATGTACTAGGAAATGAGAAATTTGATATAAAAAATTATAACATTATATGTGCCATATCAATGAATCATAATAAAGACCAAAATCAATTTGACCAATATAGACTATATGATGCTCATTGTAATTTAGTTGAGATAGATAAAACATTAAAAGAATATGGTTATGGATATATTTTAACCCATACATACCAAAATGGATGGGATTCATGGGGCGACGAGTATGCTTGTACTGTAAAGGATATTAAAAATATAATAAAAAATGCTAAAAATAAAGAGCATTTATTTATAAAAGCACTAGAAGAATATTTTGGAAAACAAGATTAAAATATTGAGGAGGTATTTATATTTGTTAAAAAGGATAAAGAAGAAAAGGAATAACATTAATCATATAGCTTCAATTATTATTTTTATAATAGGATTTATAATAGCAGCATATGTAGGAGGAAAAGTATTTTTTTTAGATGGATTCGTAAATACAATTAATCTGTTAAAATCTAGCGATTATAATGCATTAGAGCTAGGAAAAAATATTTTAAGAATATTAGTAGCTTATCCTATATGTGGAGTTATAAATGCCATATTTATATTTATAGCTGTAGCAGTAAATGAAATGTTAGACAAATAGGGGTGATATTTATAAGTAGTACAAACAGAAGTGATGCTAGGGATTTTCATGTAAGTGATTACTATAGGACTCCAATTCCTAAAATTAAAGAGTTTTTAAATGAGTTTAGTAAATATGAAAATATACTCAATTTAAAGATAAGGATATTAGACCCCTGTGCAGGTGGGGATAATACAAATCCAATGAGCTATCCAACTGCAATTCAAGAATTTTCAAATCAAGAAATTGCAATAGATACAGTAGATATAAGATATGATTCAAGAGCAAATCTAAAGCAAGATTACCTAGGGTTTCAACCTAAAGAAAAATATGATGTAATTATTACTAATCCTCCCTTTAATTTAAGCTTGGATATAATTAATAAAGCTTTAAATGATGTAAAAGAAAATGGTTTTGTTATTATGCTGTTAAGACTGAATTATTTAGGAGGTAAGATAAGGCAGGAACTATGGAAGAATAATATGCCTAAATATATTTTTGTTCATAATAGAAGAATGAGTTTTACGGATGATAAAAAGACAGACAGTATAGAATACGCTCATTTCGTATGGCAGAAGGGATATAATCCAAATTTTTCAAAATTAAAAGTATTAATAAGTCAATAAAATAGAGGTTTAAAATGAAAATTAAATATGTAGTATCTGAATGGGAAATTACATCAAAAAATGATGGTCAAAAACATTTTATAAATTTTAGAGATTTAATTAAACTATATGGTGTGTCTCCAAGAGAATGTATAAGAGCAAAGGAGTTTCAAGAGAGAGATGGTTTAGACCTTAAAGATATAAAATTTCTATACCCTAGGGGTGATGGAAAATATGAACTATAAAATCATGGTTTTAATGATATTTTTAGATATGAAATAGCAAATAAATGTCTTTAGGATAAAGATAAATATGAAGATAAATACATAGATATAAAATGTGATAGATGTAATTTGGAAGAAATATGTAATCAAATATGTTATGAATTAGAAAAACAAGAGAGATTATAAAGTGTCAATTCTAAACGACTAAGCAAATCTAAATATTCAATTCGATATAAAACAATTCAAAAAATGATTCAGAAAAGCCAATCAATATTCAATTCAGAGGAGATGGTATTATAAAAGAGTTAAAATTACTAAGTTTATTTTCAGGTATAGGAGCATTCGAAAAGCACTAAAAAATATTAATGTAAAGTATAAATTAATAAATTATTGTGAAATTGACAAGTATGCAAGTAAATCATATTCCATTATACATAATGTAAATGAAGGTTTAAATCTAGGAGATATATCAAAGATTGATATATCGAAGCTTTCTCAAAATATAGATATAATTACACATGGAAGTCCATGCACAAACTATTCTGTAGCAGGGAAAGGCGATGGTGGTGATAAAAATAGTGGTACTGCATCCTCTTTAATGTGGAATACTGTTGAAATAGTTAAACATGTTAGACCCAAATATATAGTTTGGGAAAATGTAAAAAATGTATTAAGTAAAAAACATAAACATAATTTTGAACAATATATAAATGATTTAAAAGAATTAGGATACACATCATATTATCAAATCTTAAATGCAAAAGATTTTGGAATACCTCAAAGTCGAGAAAGAATTTTCTGCATATCAATATTAGGAGTTCACACTCCTTATGACTTTCCTATAGGTTTCACATTACAATACAGATTAAAAGATTTTCTTGAAAAAAACATTGATGAGAAATATTATTTACCAAAAGAAATACAGGATAGATTTACTAAATTCCCCAAGAATAGATTAAACAATAATGATTTAGAAGTTATTGGAACTACTGCACCGAATCCATATGATGAAAATGGAGATAAGATAATTAAAGAGGGAAATGTATCTCAGTACTCAAAATCTCAAGCAGGTCAAGTTATATCAGATGAAGGGGTATCTATGACTTTGTGTAGTGGAACACAGGGATATTCTATGGGATACATAAAAGAGAATAATATATCAAATGGAGCTATAAGAGGTAGATACAATGAACAAGGTGAAATTGAACAAAGATTAGAAATGAGGAATGATGGATGCTCAAATACCATAACCACAATTCAAAAAGATAATGTTATTACAGAATTAAAATCTCAAAGATTAGGAGGATTATTCGATACAAAAAAATCAAAGCATCAAGCAGGAAGTGTGTGGGATAAAGAACAATTATGTCCTACTTTAGATACTATGCAAGGAGGATATAGACAACCTTGTATAGTTGATAATACAAATAAAAATGAGAAATTTGAAGTTATAGATAGTTTTAGAATAAGAAGACTCACACCAAAAGAATGTTGGAGATTAATGGGCTTTGACGATGAAGATGTAGATAAATGTATAAAAATCAAAATATCTAATACACAACTTTATAAACAAGCAGGTAATTCAATTTGTGTTCCGGTCTTAGAATCAATATTCAAAAAACTATTACAAGAATATATATATAATTAGAAACTTAGAGCAACTTGGAAGAGTATCTATTTCAAGTTGACTATAAAATGTCAGTTTTAAAGGAGGCTAATCATATATGGATATTAAGATAGATATATGTTTATTAGAGATGGAAATAAATAGAAGAAGATGTGAGTATGCTGCCAGAACAGGAAGATATCCTAATTCTCTTATTTTGTGGGAAGGTTACTATAGCCTTCTTAATATCCAATATATAGAGGATAAAACAAGAGGATATATTACTAAGTTTAATGGCATGGATGTTATAAAATGTAATGACTTTTTAAAAATAGAATTATTTGAAAAGAATATTAATAATTAAAATTTGTTTTTTAAGTTGAGGTGATGAGTTGAGATATAATAATTATCATAGTCATAAAATTTATTCAAATATAAGGTCGTTAGATGTAATTACTAAACCACAACAATATATAGATAGAGCAATAAAACTAGGTCAAAATACATATTTTACGACAGAACATGGATATCAAGGAAATGTATATGAGGCAAAAACTTTATGTGATGAATATAAATTAAAAATGATTATTGGAGCAGAATTTTACTATGTAAATGATATAAATGAGAAAGATAGAGGAAATTATCATTTAATAGTAATCGCTAAAAATAATGATGGTTACAAGCAAATAAATAAAGCTTTAAGTTTAGCTAATAAAAATGGATATTACTATAAACCAAGAATAGATGAAAAAATATTATTTGAGATATTTAAACCAGGGGATGTAGTTATTACTACTGCATGTGTAGCTGGAATATTAAAACTTGAGAATAGAGAAGAATTAATACTAAAACTAAAGAATTATTTTAAAAATAATTTCTTTCTTGAAGTACAATCTCATCCTCATAAAACTCAAGCTTTGCACAATAAGGATGTTTTAGAATTAAGCAACAAATATAATATAGATATAATACATGCCAATGACAGTCATTATATTTATCCAGAAGAATCAAAATATAGAACTAAATTTCTTAAAGCTAAAGGTATAAATTATCCTGAAGAAGACGGTTTTATTTTAGATTATCCAAATTCAGAGGATATATTTAAAAGATATGAAAAACAAAATGTATTAACAAAGCAAGAAGTTGAAAGAGCATTAAAAAATACTCTAATATTTGATGAGTGTGAAGAAATCACCTTAATAAATGATGATATAAAATTACCATCAATATCTAAAAATCCAAATAAAGAACTGAAAGAAATATTAAATAAAGAATGGTTAGAAAAAAGAAAAAATATACCTAAAAATAGATGGAATGAATACTTAGATGCTATAAGGTATGAATTTGATATTATAGAGAAAACTCATATGGAGGATTACTTTATTATAGATTATAAAATAGTTCAAAGAGCAAAACAAGAATATAATGGTCTTCTTACTAAAACAGGGAGAGGTTCAGCACCTTCATTTATAATAACTAATCTTTTAGGGCTTACTGAAATAGATAGATTAAATGCTCCGGTACCATTATTCCCTACTAGATTTATGAGTGTTGAAAGAATACTATCAGCAAAATCTTTGCCAGATATAGATTTAAATGCTGAAGATGCTGAACCATTTATACAAGCAACTAGAGATTTATTAGGAGAAGAAAATTGTGCATGGATGATAAGTTATAAGCCATTACAAGATGCTTCAGCTTTTAGGTTATGGTGTAAAGCAAATGATATGAAACTATCTGAGTATGATGAAGTAGCTAAAAACTTAGATAAATACACAAATGATGTTTTTTGGAAAGATGTAATAAAGGAATCAAAGGTATTTGTAGGAGTAGTAGAAAGTGTTTCTTTCTCCCCATGCTCTATGCTTATATATGACAAACCAATTGATGAAGAAGTGGGTCTATTGAAAACTAAGGATGGGGTATGTTGTAATATAGATGGATATTATTGTGATAAGTATAAATATTTAAAAAATGATTATTTAACAGTGAAAGTATGGTCGTTAATAAGAAAAACTTGTGAATTAGCAAATATTAGTATTCCTACAATTAAAGAACTAAACATCTTATTAGATGCTAAAACCTATGGCATATATAAGGATAAATTAACTTGCACTATAAATCAGGTAGATTCAGACTATGCTACAAACCTGGCATCTAAATATAGAATATCTAGTGTGGCGGAAACAAGTGCATTTGTAGCTAGTATCAGACCAGGATTTGCATCTTTATTAGACAATTTTATTAACAGAGAGTCATATACAACTAACGTTAAAGAACTAGATATATTATTAGAAGATAGTTATCATTATCTTATGTATCAAGAATCAATAATGAAATATTTAATATGGTTAGGAATAGAGGAATCTGAGAGTTATGATATTATAAATAAGATTAAAAAAAAGAGATTTAAGGAAAAAGAGTTGAAAGAATTGCATATCAAACTAAAAAATAACTGGATTAAAAAAGTCGGAACTGAAAATAATTTTGAGGATACATGGCAAGTTGTAAATGATGCTGCCTCATATTCCTTTAATGCTTCACATAGCCTTTCATACGCATATGATAGTTTATATTGTGCATATCTTAAGTCACATTATCCATTAGAATATTATACTGTAGCATTCAATTTATATAATGAAGATACAGAGAGAACAAGAAAATTAACAGATGAAATAGAGTATTTTAGTATTAAGTTAGAAAATCCTAAATTTAGATTTTCAAAATCTGAATACTTCTTTAATAGAAATACAAATAGTATTTACAAGGGAATTGAATCTATCAAATTTTTAAATTCTGATATAGGAGAATATCTATATTCTCTTAAAGATAATAAATACAATTCATTCTTAGAGCTATTGATAGACTTGAAAGGGTATATAAACTCTAAACAATTATCTATACTAATTAAACTAGATTTCTTTGAGGAGTTTGGAAAATCCAAAAAACTTTTAAAGATTTATGATATTTATAACTTAGTCTATAGTAAAAAACAATTTAAAAAAGATAATTTACCATGCAATATAAATACCATGAGAAAATACTCTAATAAAGAAACAGAAAAAATATTTAAAGAAGTTGATACAAAAGAATTATGTTCTTATCTTGAAAGTCAAATTGAAAATACAGATATACCAACCAATGAAAAAATACAAGCTCATTTTGAGTTTGTGGGTTCATGTAACATAAAAGATAGCAATTCAAATCCAAGATATTGTTTAGTAATAGATATAGATACTAAATATTCTCCTAAAGTCACATTGTATAATATAAATTCAGGCAACACAAAAATTTTCAAGGTAAGTAAAGCTATTTTTGAGGATAATAAAATTGATATTTATGACTTAGTTTATTTAAAATCAACTAAAGAGAAAGCTAAAAGTAAAAAAGTAGATGAAAAATGGATTAAGAGTAATACAGAAACAGAATGGTGGATACAAGAATATTGGAAAGTAGAAAATTAAAAATATGACCCCATATATGACATTCTAAGGCCGTATATAAATGATAGCTTGTGTTTATACCGTGCAGTCTTAAAATGGCGTATACAAGGTCGGTGAAAGGTAGTGATTTCAATACTTATAGACGAACAAAGACATCGTGATTTACTAGAGAAAAACAGAGAATTAAATACTAAAATAGATGAATTAAATGAAGAAATACTATTTTTAAAAGAAGAGAATAAAGAGTATGAAGAAGTTTTGGAGAAGTGGAAAAATGTAAAAGAAGAAATTAAATCCGCATATGAAATTAGAAGAAGATTAAATAGAAAACATGGAAAGTTAGAAAAGATATGGCGTAAAATCGAGGATTTATAATGAATACAAATAAAATATATGAGAAAAAAGAATATATTATTATTAAATCTAAAAATGGATATATTGTTTACAATACAAATAAAAAATTTGAAGAAGGTCATACTCATTTAAAAAGTTATAACGCTGCTAAAACAGCTATAGATTTAGTTATTAAGAGAAGAATTCCTAGAAGTTATTCTATTTATTTTCTTACAAGTTTGATGAGAATATCTAATGATGTACAATATATAAAACATATAAGCGATATTGTATATATAAGAAATAATAAAGGACTAAAAGAAAAATATATAAATTCTAAAAATATTAAAAAAAACTATTGAGAACATAGAAGGTATATGATATACTATGGATATAGTTAAAACAGAGAAGGTAAAAAAGGGGGGGTGAATAAAGATGTTAATAGAAGGAACTAAAATAAGATTAATGAAAGAAATACAAGGTTTTGAGATGTTAAAAATAGGAGATATATTTGTCATTACATCTGTGGGAAGCAATGGAGATATACATTTTAAAACAGATTATGGGATGGGATTCATGAATTATAGTGAATTAAAAAAATATTTTGAAGTTGCAATAGAGACTAAGAAAAAAGAACATATTTGGAGTGAATGGAAAACTACAACTGTACTTGAGACAAATAAGACTTGTAAGTATAGAACAAATGGAAAGAAAGTAGAAGTTAGAATGGGAGATTTTAAAGCATCAGCTACTTGCCACGGTTCAGATGAGTTTGATTGCAATAAAGGTATTAAGTTATGTCTGGCAAGAATTGAAGTTAAAAAAGCAAAGAAACAGGTGAATTTAATATTAGATGAAATAAATAATAAATAAATTTAGGAGGACTAAAAATGAGTTGCAAACTTAAAGAAATATGTGAGAATAAAAATAGAGATTGTGATTATTGTTGTTATAATCCAAATGCATATTTAGAAGATGCTTTTGAATGGAATGGGGAAGGAAAAGAACCATCTAATGAAGAATTAGATGATGCTCTTGTAGAATAAATAAGTATTTAAAATTATCATTTTAATATGATTGGAGGTCTTTATGAGGTGGAGAAATATATTAGTAACAAGTGTTTTAGTAATGGGTAGTAGCATATATATATTTGCTAATATTGAAGAGATGAGTACTAGCAGGATGGATAAAAATATTGTAGCAGATACAGCTAAAAATATTAACTTAATGTATAAATATGAGTGGGAGCAACACAAAAATAGTTCTGAATATAAATTAGAAATCAAGAGAATTAATTTAGAAAAGGACTTAGGAGTAAAAATAGAAAAATTAATTCCTGTAACATGGGAAGTAAGTTACTATACTTCTTTAAACTGTGAAAATAGTAAATATGGAGCTATTACAGCTACAGGAGAAAAATTACAATATGGGTTTGTGGCCAATAATCATCTTAAATTCGGAACTAAAATATTAGTTGATGGAAATTTAAAGGTGGTTAAAGATAGAGGTTCTAATAAATATTTTGGTAATTTTAATGCTATAGATGTATTTGTGCCAAGAATAAAAGGGGAGAGTGATTATAAGTATTATAAAAGGGTGAACAATATGGGAAGGCATTATAAAGAAGGATATATTATAGTTGAAGATTAGGAGTTGATAAATTGAAAGTTTATTTAAATGAAATAACAGGGATTGACGATGCTATAGTATCAATGTTCATGAGTAAAAGAAGTTGGACTAGAGAAAAAGAATTGGAAATCAGAAGGATATGCAATAAAGTTTTAGATAATAGGGGCAAATTAATTATTTCAGATAGACTAAGTTCAGAATTAAAGCAATTTAATAAATGGATGGATAGCTTAGTGAAATGGGGATGGACTCATACAACCATGTTAAGATTCATAGATATGTCTATTACAGTGGAGGGATTACATAGAGCTGGTCAGGATGATTGGGATTCTCATGCTAAAAGATTTAATAATAGAATAATAAGAAGTAGCACAAGGTTAGCTGATTTTGAACATGAGATATCAGAATGGTATGAAGATAAAATTATTCCTACTGATATTGCTTTACAACATGTAAATCAAGATATACCTAAAACAATCAAAATTAATGGAATAAACTATATAAAAGCCGTAAATGGATATATAAGAGAAGATTTAAAAGATAATAAAGATGTAAAAAGAGGATTATACATGCTAAGTATTCCTAGTAATTTTATTTTTAAAGTAAATATGACTGAGTGGGGGCATGTTTACAAAGAGAGAAATAATAATTCAAGTGCAAATACAGAAGTAAAATTATGTTGTGAAAGTATAGCAAATCAAATTGAGAGTTTTCATAGTCAATTTAATCGAGATTTATTTAAAAAAATAAAAAATTAAAATAAATAAAATACAAAAGGAGAAGTGGGAATGGTAGAAAAAAGAATAAATTATAATCAAGTATTTATATCAGGAGAAGTTTTAGACATATTAAATATAGCTAGAATAAATCAAGGGACTGGTCAAGAAGCTATAAGATTTACCTTAAAAGTTGAAACAGCACCAAATGAATCAGTAAATGTAGATTATTTTACATCAATGTTTAAGTCAGATGGTTCACCAAATCAAATGTTTTTAGGAATAGAGACAATAGCTAATGAAATAAAAACTAGAGCAGAAGATGGAAAAGGTGATATTGTTAGATGTATTTGTTCATTAGATAATAACTTATACTATAAAGATGGTGAAAAGAAAGAGAGATTCCAGATATCAGGAACTTTCTGCAATAGAGAAAAATATGATGACAAAGGTAATCCGATTGATGACAAAGGTGAAGTTGTAAAGTCAATAAAAGCAAGTCAGGTCTGGAGAGTATATACATTAATTGAAAATATAGAAGAAAAAGAAGATGATTTAGGTAAATATTTAGAGATTAAGGGTTTAATTAATAAATATGGTAAGCAAGGTTGTAATATGACATTTAGAATACATAATGAAGATATGATAGAAGGATTTAAAAGTTTATATAAAATAGGAGATGTTGGCCTTCTTGAAGGTACAGTAAAATCTATGGTTGTTAGTAAATCAGCAGGATTTGGTTCAAGAATTAAAAAAAGTGCTTTTACATTTTTAGAAATAGAAGGTGGCGATGAACCTTTGAAAGATGGAGACAAAATATTTAGTGATAAAAATTATCCTTTCACAGATAAGAATATAGAGGCAATGAGAGAAAAAATAAAAGAAAAAGATGAAAAAGAAAAACAAAGAGATATTGATAAAAATGGTAAGACAATTGAGATAAGTGATGATGATGTACCATTTTAAATTATAAATTAAATAATCTATTAAAAAGGAGAGATGTGAATGGAAGTTAAAGAAAAAACAATGAATGATGGTTTCAAGAAAGTGGTAAATGAGGAAATAAAGACGTATATATCAAATTTATATTCAGATAGAATAGACGGATTAAAAGAGAGTAATAGTCAAATTGAGATAACAAAAGCATTAATAGCCTTTCATTTAGATATAGAATCAATTCCAAAGGATAATACAAACCCATTTTTCAGGTCTAAATATGCAAACCTTGATACAATTCTTAAAGCAGTAAATCCATTATTAGCGAAACATGATTTAATACTAATGCAATCAGCAGAAGATGCAGGTAATGATAAAGTATATATAAAAACTAAACTAAAGCATTCATCAGGCGAATATATAGAGTCAAATTCTGCACCATTTAAACCAGCTAAGACTAATGATATACAAGCTAGAGGAGCATTAGAAACTTACTTAAGAAGATACGCAATTCAATCAGTATTAGCATTATCATTTGATGAAGACGATGATGGTAATTCTCTAATAGATAAATCAAAAGTCAAGTCTGAAGAAGAAAATACAACAGTTAAGAAAAGCAGAGTGTAAGTAAAAAAATGCTACCTCTTGAATGAGGTAGCAATAAATACATAGCATAGGAGGGAAAATCTTGAATTGTAAGTGTAAGGTTTGTAAGAAAAAATTAAATACAAAAGATGCTTATAAAGTAGAACATATTACATCTGGAGGGAATAAGCAGAATAGGTATTATTGCAATGAACAAGAATATCGAAAAGAGCAGCAGGATATATTTTTTTGGAAACAATGTCAACTTGGTATAGATTACATTATGGGATATACGGTTATAAATAATCAAAAAAACAAGATGCTACAAGATATAATAAAAAGTGGTTATACAAGAGAAGAGCTATATGACTGTATGCTTGAAAAAAAAGATGAAATCATAGAATTGCTTAACTACAGAAAAGATATAGAAGAAGAATATCCTAAATTATGCTATGTATTTACTATATTAAAAGCTTGTATTAGAGATATAACAATTAGAAATAAGCAAATAAAATATGAAAAGGAAAATGAAAAGATATACAAAGAAAGTGAAAAATGTTATGAAGTAATTGCTCCTAAAAAGGTACTTACTAATAAAAGAAAAAGTTTATTTGAAAAAATTAAAGAGGTGAATTAATGAGTGCATATGAAAAAATAATAAAGGATAGAGGTATTGTAGAAACTTTAGTTTTAGGAACAATGCTAAAATCATTAACTCTTTTTAGTGAATATAAAATTAGTGAAAATGACTTCATAATAGATAAAGTAAAATTTTTTTTCTCATTAGGAAGAACAATGTCTAAAACCCATAGTGAGCTCGATGAAGCGAGTGTGGCTAAATTTGTATCTTCAAATAAACTTAAATCTGAATATGAAAAATATGGTGGTTGGAATAGCTTATCATCTGCTATGGAGTATGGAAAAGAAACTAATATATCAGCATATATTGATGATTTGGCTAAGAACAATTTATTAATCGCTTTAGATAAAAGAGGTTTTAACATAACAAAAGAGATGGATCATAATGAATTAAAATTTATTCCATTTGAATTATTCCAATCTATGAGTTGTAGAGAAGTTGAAGAATTTTATGAGGGATTAATATCTTCCTGTAGTGTAAATTCCATAAAAAATAATATGAAGGTAGAAAATCTTTTACTTACAAAAGAAGATAGAGAAAAATTAAAAGAAAAAACTGAAGCAGGAACACCTTATAATATTATGTTTGAGTACAATGAAAAAGAAATAGGATTAAGTGACAATG